CCCTATAGTCCCCCCCGCCTCTTCCTCCTCCCCCTTTCTCCCCTCTTCCCTTCCCCACAAGGAAATTGAGGCGCCAAAGGAGAGGAAGTCGGACCGGGAGGCCACGGAAGTGGCGGCAGTGCTGGACGATTGGCGGGCGGCGACGGGGCGGAAGCGCAACTACGACCCCAAGAGCCGCGGGTGGCGGAAGGTCCGAGACAGGCTCCGGGCGGGCTACAGCCGGGGTCAGCTTCGGCTGGCGGTGGCTGGGGCGCGGGCCGATGGGTTCATGACCGGGACGGACCGCAGCCGGAATCCGGACGGTGTGGACTACACCTACCCGGAAACCATCTTCCGGGACGATGACACGGTTGAGCGCCACATGCGGACCGCCCGGTCCAAGCTGAAGCCGGAGCCGTGGTGGCCCGTGGACGAGGACGCCGACGTGCCGGCCGCGGCGCCGGTGCGGGCTACGTCCAGTGGCGGTGGGTTCCGGGGCTACACCGGTCGTGAGCTGGACATGATCCACCTCGTTGCGGCGCTCCGGGACGGTCGCCGGGCGGAGGCGGTGCGTCTGAAGCGGCAGATGGGCATTGCCGGGGAAACCGTGGGGCTGGCGGAACGGGAGTATGCGCCGTGGCCGGAGGAGTTTGACGCTCCGCTGGAGGTGGCAGCATGAAGTTCCGACTGCTTGATTTGTTCGGTGGCGGGGGCGGCTGCGCGAAAGGTTATATGGATGCCGGGTTCCTGGTCGTATCCGTGGACATTGTCCCCCAACCGAGGAATCCTGCTCATCGCTTCGTTCAGGCGGACGCCTTGGAGTTTTTGCGCGAGCATGGACACCGCTTCGACGCGATTCACGCCAGCCCGCCGTGCCAGGGCTACACCCGCGCTCGTAAGCTCGCCGAGGCCCAGGGCAAGGCGGACAAGTCGCCGCGGCTGGTGGAGCCGATCCGCCAACTTCTGATCGCCACGGGCAAGCCCTACGTCATCGAGAACGTACCCGGCGCCCCGCTGCGGGATGCCGTCACGCTGTGCGGCTCGATGTTCGGGCTGCGAGTTCGGAGGCACCGGCTCTTTGAGTCCTCCGTCATGCTCGCTGCTCCGTCCAACTGCCGCCACAAGGAGCAAGGCCGGCCGGTGGGGGTCTACCACCGCCTCAACGACAGCATTCCGGGTGGCGGCAGAACGGCCGCCACCATGGAGGAGGCGATGGAGGCCATGGGCATCGGCTGGAAGATGCGGGTCAAGGACATCTTCGAGGCCATTCCTCCCGCCTATGCGCGGTGCATCGGGGAGCAGTTAATCTCGTATCTGGAACGGACGGCGACGATGAGCGCTGAGGCCGCATGAGCGAGGCGATCCAGGTTGCGGACCTTGCCGGGCTGCGCGCCCTGCTGGTGGACGATATTCGCCGCAGGCCCGAGCTGAAGCCGATGCCAGGACCGAACGGCCTGCTCCGCTTTCGCTGCCCGCTGGTGGCCCACGACGATACGACCGCGTCCGCCATGCTGGGCGAGTACGGTTGGAAGTGCAGCGGGTGCGGTGGTCAGGGGAGTGGACGCCTGATGGGGCTGGCCGACGCGCTGGGAATCGAGGTGAGCATCCGCCAGCATCGCGGCTACACGGTGGACGACTACGCGGCGGAGAAGGGATTGCCAGCGGACCGGCTGGAGTCGTGGGGCGTGGTGTCCGAAGTGGGCAAGTTCGGATCGCCCGTGGTGTACATCCCCTATTATGGGCCGGACGGCGCGCTCCTGCGCCGCCGCCTGCGCCTCCAGAAGCGGCCGGGGAAGAAGAACCAATATTGGGAGGGCGAGGGCGGCAGCATCCCCGGCTGCTACGGGCTCTGGATGCTACCCAAGATCGCGTCGGATGCCCCTGTGTTCCTCGTGGAAGGGGAGACGGACACGCAGGCCCTCTGGTGTGCCGGAATCATGGCCTTGGGCCTTCCGGGGGCCGATACGTGGTCGCACTGCCGGGAAGCCGTGCTTCCCTTCCTGAAGGACCGCGAGGTCTACGTGTGGGAGGAGCCGGACGGCGGCGGCGCAATCATGGTGCGCTCCATCGCCGCTGACCTGCCGGGCGCCAAGGTGATCCGCGCCGCGGCGGCGGGCGCCAAGGACCCCTGTGCGCTGCGCCAGCAGAACCCGGACGGTTTCCGTGCTCGCATGGAAGGGTTGATGCGGGCCGCGGAGAAGATCGGCACGCCCAAGCCACCGTTCGCCTTCGACTCGTTGGTTGGCGATACGTTGGAGCGCATGGCGGAGGAGCGGGAATGTCCGCTGGACGTGGTTCCCACGCCGTGGGCCAAGTGGTCTGAAGCCTGTGGCGACGAGGGCGGCGAGACGGGTTTGGCGCACGGCTGGTACGTGGTGATCGGCGGCGGGCAGGGTGGACGCAAGTCTATGCTGGCGCAGAACTGTGCCGCCACCGCCTTCATGCACGGCGAGCGCGTGGGCTTCGTCTCCATGGAGATGTCGCAGGGCCAGAACGCCGGCCGGTTCCTGCCCATGATCGCGGACGTGACGGCGGCGGAGCTTGGCTACGGCGAGCGCTTCAACCGTGCGACGTGGGACGCCGCCGCCGAGCGGATGGCGATCATCATGGAGGAGACGGGCGCCGACATCAAAACGAACCGCGAGTTGCTGCGCAGTGTAGACGATGTGACATCGTCCATACTGCACCTGTGGGAATACGGCGGCTGCCGCACCTTCGTGGTGGACTATCTCCAGCTCTTGTGGATGCTTTCACAGGGCGTGGAGAAGAAGGTGCACGAGCACGCCATCGCTGGTTCGCAGTCGCTCTTCCGGCTGGCGAAAGAGCAACGTCTGTTGATCTTCGGTCTATCGCAGCTCACCAACGAGGCCGCGAAGAAGAAGGAGACGCCAGTGATGCAGGATCTCTACGGGGGCATGCAGATGGCCGCCGATCCGGACCAGATCATCATCCCCGACCACTCCCGCGTCCGGCCGGTCACGGAGAGCATCAACCTGCACGGCAACGGCCACGCCTACCCCACCGGGGACGTGGATAGCGTGGCGGTGCTCGCGAAGAACCGCCACGGCCCGACACTGGAAGTGCCCTTTCGCTTCAACCGCCGCAACCTCCGGATTACGCAGCGCCACGTACAGGAAGGTGAAGAATGGTAAAGCGAAACGTGGTGGTGGTGACGGGCGGGCGCGGCTACGCCGACCGAGGCGCAGTGTTCTTGGCGCTCAGTCAATTGCACAAAGGGCGCCCTATCACACTTTTAGTGCATGGCGGTGCGCCGGGAGCGGACGCGCTCGCCAAGGAGTGGGCCGAACACGCTGGAGTGATGCTGATGGAGTTTCCCGCTGACTGGGAGAAGTACGGAAGGCGCGCAGGCCCGATCCGCAATCGGGAAATGCTTAAGGAATCGTATCCTGATTTAGTGGTTGCGTTTCCCGGAGGGAAGGGCACTGCGTCTACCGTGGGATATGCGGAGGAGATGGGATATCCGGTTTGGCGCCCATGCCAGGAAGCGATTGCGTTCGGTCTGTTCACAAACCGAGCGAGCGTTATTGTGATTGGACCGTCCCACCCTACATGACCGTTGCCATGACTCCACCGCAAACATACCTCCCCTACTCCCCGCTGTCTCGCGAAGAGATCGTCGTCGTCGTGGAACGCGTACTCGCCCGTTTTGGCGAGTTGACCATGGACGCCGAGATCACCGCAGCTCTCTATCCGTCCGGCGCCCCGTGGCGCTGGGCGGACTGGAGCCCCGACGCCGAAGCCATCTACATGGAGGCCATCGAACTGTTCTGCCGGCGGCGGAAGGAGACGATGCGGCGGCCAGTGCTGATGCAGCCGGAGGACAATCGCCCCAGCCGCAGGCGCCATGTGATAACCACGGACGAGGGCTGGCGGGCGGTCAACGAGAGTCTGCGAGAGTCCATAGAAAATCGCCTGACGTGGCCCGACCTTGGACGCAGGCTGGGCGTCCACCCCCGTGCTGCCGAACACCTTCTGAAAGGGCGGCTGGGATTCCGCTTCACCGGCCGTTACCAGACGCGCGAGATTGTACAAGGCCCCTGCATGGAATGCGGCAAGCTGCATCCGATGGGGCAGATTGATCGCCACCGCCACGGCCCCTGCTGCGCCGCCAAACAAGCCGCTTGACTTCCCCTGCGGATTAGAATAGATTGCTATGAGTGAGAAGTAGCAACCTATTCCCCGGAGGAGCAAATGGAAGAGCTGTCGATTGTGCAGGCGGCCGAACGCGCGCTGGAAGTCGCGGAGTCGTGGATCAACGACCAGTTGCAGGGTACGTCCGACTTCGAAAAGGCTTTGGCTGAGTTAGAGCCCGTACGCCGCGCTATCGCCCGGTTTCGGGGGGCGTGATGGCAACGGCGCAGCTCACGGCGGGAGATCGCGTGGAATTGGGGCTCCCTGCATGGCTCGCCAAGGACAAGGGTATCGCCAGCCGTGAGATTGCCGCCGAGATCATCCGTGTAACCCCGGCCGCGGTGCAGGTTCGCGCGCACGTGCTGGTGCGTGAGTGCGAGTTCTGCCAGCGCTGCGGTCGCGACATCGACAATCCCGCCTCCCGCCTGTTGGGATTTGGCTCCGACTGTTCCAAGGAGTTGGGTCTTCCTCACGCCGAAATCTACGCCGCGATGAGCCCCGCCGAGCGGGAGTCCATCCGGAACCGCGTTGCCACCGAATCCACAATCGAATGCTGGTTGCCGCGCAAGTGCGTGGAGCTGCGTTCCCATCAACCCAAGGAATCCGATGCTGGACAGGGAGCAGGTGAAGGCGGCGCTTCAATCGGCAGTGGCGATGGTGTTACGTCAAATAGAGTTGACGAGATTCGGTCCACCGGAAGCGGCGCCCGGCGCACGAATTCGGGAGATGAATGGATGGATCGACGGGGAGACGGACAAGTTGATGAATCTGTTGTATCCCGAGAGCAAGAGATAAGGCATTTCCAATCCAAGGAGAAATGTGAAAACAGCGATTTGTCCGCGTTGTCGGCAGCGAGTGGCGCTGACCGGAGACTGGACTTTTGTGAACCATTACTGGCCCGAGCAGGAAGCGAGGAATCGGTTGATGGAATCTCCGCAGTGCTCCCAAAGTGGGAAGGCGGTGAAGGCACGGAAGCCAAAAGGGACGCAATCAGAGAACAAGAGTTAGAGCGGCAGGACCGCGAGCGCTGGGCCAAGGCGGACGCATATCTCAGCGATCTGGAGCGCGTAGCAGCGGCGCGGGCCACGTGGGAGCGGAAGGAGCCCAAGGCAGAAACCGAAGCTCTGCCTCGTCCCAATTCCCGCCGGGTGATTTGGGGTGGTGAGCGCTTCCACGTCGTTTTCCCGTACAGCGCGGCGCTGGTTACGGCGATCAAGCAGGTGCCGGGCGCGCGCTGGATCAACGCTCAGAAGGTGTGGGAGGTGTCGGAGTTGGCCGGCGCGGAACTGCTGCGTTTTGCCGCCCAGCACGGTTTCGAGGTGGAGGCGGAAGCACTGGGGCGCGCGGAGTCTGCGGGCCAGCGCGCGCAGGCCAACCTTGAAGAAAGCCGCCTGCCCGACACTGAATTCCACGTGGACAACCTCGGCGGCACGCTGCGCCCCTTCCAGCGCGTTGGCGTCTCGTACGCGTCCCGGCAGCGTCGGGTCATCATCGCGGATGAGATGAGGCTTGGCAAGTCGATGCAGGCATTGGCGACTCTCTGCCACACCGAGTCCTACCCCGCCCTGCTGGTGGTGCCTGCCACCTTGAAGCCCGCGTGGCGTCGTGAGGCGGAGCGGTGGCTTCCCGGTCGTACGGTGGCTGTGCTGGAGGGCAAGGCGCCGCGGGAGCCGGACAACTGGATCGAAGTGGAGCCCGTGCTGCGCTACGCCGAGCGGCACGCGGAGTGGTTTGCCGGCTGCATGCGTCAACTCCGCAGCGCCGAAATTCTCATCATCAATTACGACATCCTGATGGATTGGGCCGGCGTGCGCTGGACCGTGAACGAGCGCGGCAAGCGTATCGTGGATACCTGCGATGGCCCGCTGGCGGCGATGCTGTTCCGTGGGCTGGTTTGCGACGAGTTCCACCGCCACGTGCTGGGGCGAAAGGCGCAGCGCACGTTGGTGCTCCAGTACCTTGCGGCACAGTGGAGGACGGAGTGCCGGGAGCGGATGCATGATATGGTGCAGCTACTCCTTTCCGGCACGCCGATGCGCAAGCAGGCCGCCGACCTGATCCAGCCGCTCCAGATCATCGACCGGCTGGACGACCTTGGCGGTTGGTATCAGTTCGCCACCCGCTACTGCGGCTATGCCGGCGGAGTGATGGGGAGCGTGCGAGTGCCGCCGGAGGCCATGGTGGAGTTGAACCAGCGGCTCCGGAGCGTCTGCATGGTCCGGCGGAGGCGCCGGGACGTGTACGCGGAGATTCCCAAGGTGGAGCGCCACGTCGTGCCCTTCGCCATCAACAACCGCGCCGAGTACCAGAAAGCGGAACAGGACGTGGCGGGCTGGGCGGCGGACCATGCGCTGAAGGACGTTGAGTTCAACCGCTCGCTGGAGGGGATGAGCCCGGAGCAGCGCCGGGAGGCGCGCAAGGCGAGGGCGCAGGATGCCGCCTACCGGGCGATGCGGGCGGAGGGGCTGGTGCGTATCTCGGCGCTGAAGCGGCTGGCCGCACACGGCAAGATGGCCGGGGTGACGGAGTGGATCAAGGAGTTCATGGAGGAGTCTGGCGAAAAGCTGATCGTCGGTGCGTGGCATCAGGAGATCGTGGAGGAGGTGGCCCGCAGGTTCAGCGCCCCCTACATCCACGGCGGGGTGTCGGCGGGGAAGAAGGACGAGGCGGTGACGCTGTTCCAGCGCTGCGCGGCGTGCGGCAGGTCGCACGAGCTGCACTATGCCGCGGACTTCCCCTGCCCGGCGTACCGGATGGACGCGGCTACGCCGCTGATCGCCATCAACTTCCAGAGCGGCGGCATGGGTCTGACCCTGACCGCAGCCAACGATACCGCCATTGTGGAGCTGGGGTGGACGCCGGACGACATGGACCAGTTGGAGATGCGGGTGGGGCACATCGACAAGCCCGATCCCGCGAACCACTGGTATCTGCTGGCGGAGGGGACCATTGAGGAGGACATCATGGCGATCCTGGATCGCAGGCGGCAGGAGGTGTCCGCCGCCACGGACGGGGACGCTGCCGAGGAGGACCGCGGGATGATGCAGGAGTTGCTGGCGCGCATGGCCGCACGTGCGGCGTGAGATTCTTAAAGGGAGACGAGACAGATGATCGTTCGATACGTGGAGTATCTGCATCCGGGCTTGCTGTTCTCCGAAAACAGCTATGTGAAGTTTCCCGAAGGAGGGTTGACCGGTAAGCGACCGCACACCTTCGGATATCGATTGGTGGAGCGCGAGGAGGTGGAAGGAGAATCCGGAGAGCTTACGGGCGAATGGAAGGTGTGCTCGCCATGGACCATGCACGGGCGTGAGGAGACGGTGGAGGAAATCCGAGAGAGGGCGGATCCGAACGAAAGAATCCTGCTGTCCAACATGGAATGCAACGGGTATAAGCGAGTGTGCAGGACGGAGTACGGGCAGGCGATCCCGTTGAAGGATGACGATGTTGTGGTTGGCGACGGGGGAGGGGAAGATGAATAAATGGAAGCACGACGGCGCGAACCCGTTTGGCGTTGATGGAATCATAACAAGGGCACTGCTTGGCAGTGTGATGGGCGCGGTGGTGGGGATGAAGGTGAGCGGGAATCTGGATTGGTCGTGGTGGTGGGTGTTGTCTCCGGTCTGGATTCCGCTAGTAGTGTGGGCGTTGTGCTGGTTGATCGCTATCGGCGCGTGGTTGATGGAGGGAGCGGCGGACATGAAAAGGAGGAAGCGGTGAAATTCACAGCCAACGCGAGTTCGTTTTCGTCCGCCCTCGCCCTCGTGATGCGGAGCATCAACCCCCGCCTGTCCATCACCGCTGGACGGGGCGTGTTCATCGAGGCGTCCGGAGGGTACGTGACGCTGACCGGGACGGACATCCAGACCGCCGCCCGCGTGCGGGTCGCGGCGACGGTACGCCATCCGGGACGGCTGCTGCTGGGCGCGCACATGCTGGCGGAGGCGCTGCGCAAGCCGAGCGGGCTGGAGGTGTCGTTCGCGGTGGAGGGCAAGGGGATGGTGGCAATCGCTGTGGGCCGCAGTCGGTACGAGATCCCGCAGATGGACGTGGACGATTTCCCGCCGGTGGGTGGCGCCCCGGACGACCCGATCCTGTACGTGCCGGGGGAGTACCTGCACCTCGCCGCGGACCACGTGGCGTTCGCGGTTGCGACCCCGGACATGGGACGGCCGGCGCTGCTGGGGATGGCGCTGCGCTTCAAGCCCACGCACATGCAGGTCATCGCCGGGGACAGCGCCGTGTTCGCGGAGCTTCAGGTTCCGTACGAGGGCGGCCGGCAGCCGGAGCCGGGGACCGAAATCAGCCTGCTGCCTCCGTCCGTCGCCAACATCCAGCGCTTCTTTGAGCCGCTGGACTCGGTGGGAGTCTCCGTGCACAAGGGCTGGGCCTCATTCCGGGCCGGCGACCGGGAGTACCACGCCAAGACGCTCGCCGAGTTGTTCCCCTCCGCCGTGGACGACGTGTTCAACCGCGCGCGCCAGCAGCTCTGTTCCTGGATCGAGGTGGAGCGCAAGCCGCTGATCGAAGCGTTGATGCGAATGGACGTTGTGGCGAGTGGTGAGGACATCCACCCGGTCCGTTTCGCGGTGTGCCATGCCAAGGAGCTGCACCTGTACAGCGCCACCCGCAACGGCCGCGCGCGCGATCTGGTGGACGTGGAGGGCGACGGGCCGGACTTCACCTGCGGCATCAACGCCAAGCAGATGCTCGCCCTGCTGGACAAGGTGCCGGGGGACAAGGTGCGGATCGACCTGCCCGGCCATCCCGGCCAGCCGCTCATCATCACCCCGGCCGCAGTGCCGGAGGGCTCGCCGCCCTACACGCTGCTGCTGGCGCCCCTGCACCCCGCCTCCCCGACCGCGGCATCCACGATGGCAGGTCCGCAGTAACGAGACACTTGCGCTGAGTTATGCAGTGATGTAAGTTGGTTATGTCGCAGTGCAATTTGTATACTACCAACCGGAAGCAAGGAAACCGAAGATGAGCACCATCGAGAGGGAAGCGCTGAAGGAGCTGGCAAGCGGGGAGCGTACGGACGTGACGTTCTTCTCGTCGCGCCACGGAGCCGCCGTGGCCGGGAGGGACGAGGATTGGGCCGATCTGTCGGCGCGTACGTCCAATGCGCTGCGCAGCGAAGGCTTTGCCACACCCGGCGCGGCTGCGCGACTGTCGGACGAAGCGCTGCTGCTGATTCGCGGATTCGGCAAGAAGGGGCTGGAGGAACTGCGGACGTGGAGCCAGTATCCGCAGAGTAGGCATTCTGCTTTTGTTGCGGGTCTTGCCATGGAGATGGAGGAAAGGACGGCCCGTGGCGAGTTTGATCTGGATTCTTTCCCGTCCTCCGCCCCCGAGGCGCCCCCGCAGTCCGAGAACGACCGCATGCTGCGATTCCTCGCGGACGGCTATGAGCAGGCGCAGCGGAAGCGGATCGGGTGCGGCGAGCAGATTCGCGCTGTGCTTCAGGGCCGTGACGAGACGTGGGGTGAGGGGACGGAAGAGATCGCGGGAGTGGAGGAGATGCTGGGCGCCATCGCCAGCGGCGAGGAGAGCGGGCCGGTGCCGATCTTGGGTCGCATGTACCACCGGGCGTGGTCCGAGGAGCAGGAGCTTCGCAAGGAGATGGAGCGCGCGCTGAAGCATCACGTCTGCTGGCCGTGGCTGTCGCAGGTGAAGGGGATCGGTCCCACGCTCGCGTGCAAGCTGCTGGCGCGGCTGGACCCCCGGAAGGCGACCACGGTGTCCGCGTTTTGGGCGTACGCGGGCCTCGCCACGGTGCCCGGTGAGCGCTACGCCTGCGCTGCCTGCGGCATGACGCGGGACTGGCCGGTGGGGTACAACGTGACCGGCAAGCATCAGGCGCTTGGCAGCACCGCCTCGTGCACGGGCTCGCTGGTGAGGGTGGCCGGACCGGAGGATGGCGTGCGGGCGGCCCAGCCCAAGCCGGCGCGAGGACAGAAGTCCACCTACGACGCGTACGTGAAGAAGCAGATGTACCTTGTGGGCACCGGCTTCCTGAAGGTTCCGCGGGGCAAGTACGAGCAGGTGTACCGCGCCGAGCGGGCGAAGCTGGACCGTGAGCGCGTGGGCTGGGCGGACGGGCGCAAGCACCTGACGGCACTGCGCAAGACGGAAAAGCTGTTCCTGTCGCATCTCTGGCAGGTTTGGCGTGAAGCGCTGGGCCTGCCGGTGGGGATGCCCTACGCCATCTCCGTGCTGGGCCATTCCGAGGCGTCGTACGTGGGGCCGTGGCAGATGGTAGGGCGGGACTGAGGTTGTGGGGCGAGCCGTTACAGACGAGTAATCCGTGCACATGAAGCGAGCCGCCGATACCAGAGTAACCCGTATGCTAAGAGCGAGCCGGTAGAGTGTAGAGTCACCCGTACGTCCTGAACGTAACCAACTGGACATAAGGCAAAGACCGATGAGCGAGATTGACGAGAGCGAGTATGTGACCGTGGCGAGCGATGAGCCTACGGTGACGACGCATTACGCGAATGGGCTCTGGTGGGCGACGCAGGGGTCGCTGGCCGCGTCTGCCGTGACCGTAGCGCAGGCGGTGCGCCGGGTGCGCTACGCCAACGGTTTCATCGGTAAGACGGCGGACGATCTTTCCAGTGGCGGTGGAGGCGTCCCCACCACCTCCCAGCAGGGAGACGCGCGGGAGCAAGAAGAAGGGGGGTACGAGCCGGTGCTGGGCGACTCCGACATCCCGTGCGCGCCGTGCCCGTTCTGCGGCAGCGGAGACACGGACGCGGGAGCGGCCCTTTCCGAGACGGCGGGCGGGCGTCGTCGGGTGCAGGCAGGATGCATGGACTGCGGCGCTGTCGGTCCCGAGGCGATCAGCCCGCAGTCCGCGGCCCAGAAGTGGGCTGCACTCCGCTCCTCCCCGGCGCAGGATCATGCCGAGGCGTATGCGGCGCTCGCGGCGATCCGCCAACGTCACAATGGCTACAACGCGGAGATGCGTGCGGCCATGCCCGACCTGAAGGAGCCCGCGTCTCCGGCGGAGGCGTTGGACGATTTGCTGGCGGAAGAGCGGGCGTTGGCGCTGGCGGAGGCGGATGCTATCGCGCGGGACAGGGAGGAGCGGTGAGGCCATCCGCGCTTACGGACCCACGGGGGCCGCTCTTCCCCGCGCGGGTGGGTCACGGGCTGGAGCCCGGTTCGGAGGAGTGGGTGGCGTGGATCGAGGAGTGCGACGAGCGTACCGGATACAAGGTCTGCGGCCGTAGCAACCGTTTCGATGAGCCCTGCATGGTCCGCAGCCCCATCCAGACGAGCAGGCTGGATGGTGACCCGAGGTATGGCCGCCCGGCCTGCCGTAATCATGGCGGACACAGCTTGGCCGGGATCGCTAGCCCTGCGTATCGCAACGGGACCGCGTCACGGTACACGCTGCGCGGGCGGCTCGCGGGCTATCACGACCGGCTGGACGACATGGATTACCTGTCGCTCCATCCCGAGCTGAAGATTACGGAGGAGTTGATTTCCGCCGCCGTGGAGGTGCTGGACGACCCCACCCCCTGCCCGGAGCAGTTGGATCTGCCCATGCTGAACCCGGAGGTGCACGGGGAGGAGGCGGCCAAGGCGAGGGAAGCCGAGCACCGCCAGCGGGCCAAGGAAATTGCGGAGTGGCACAAGGAGAGGGCGGCGGCCACGGAGCGATACGACGCACTGGTGGAGCTGAAGGCGAAGCTGGCCCGTACGGAGATCGCGCGCGTGAAGGCGGCGCAGGACACGCTTTCCGGCGGCGCCGTCCGCCTGTTTTCGCAAACGCTGCTGGAGATCAACCGGCGGCGCCTACTCGCCTTCGGTGCGCGACACGGGGTGCCGGCGGAGGAGGTGTTGGATGAGCTGGCGAATTTGCAGGAGGAGATTGTCAACGCGGTGCTCAATTCCAAGGGGACCGGCGTAAGTTAAATGTCCATGCATAAGGAGGAGGGTTGAGCGAATGAGCACCCACACGCACGCCGAGGAGAGCGATGCCACCCCTCTGGCAGACCACAACGACCTGCCCCCGCTGCAGGGAGACGGAGAGCCGGCCACCGGCACGCTCCGGGGGTTCGCAGCAGCGGTCTACAACTATCTCGCGGGGAGGAAGCCGTCCGAATGGGGGAGCGAGTATCAGGCGCTCCTCTATGCTGCGTTCGACCTGTCGCGCGCGCCCGCCGCCCCCTCCCGGCAGGGAGACGCGCGGGAGCGGGGATATTGCGACGCGTTCAGCATGGGCCTCTGCGACGGGGACGAAATCGACGGCGAGGGACCGTGCGCGTGCAAGGACGGCATCGGCGAGACGCTGGCGGACAAGATCGACCGCAGCCTGGAAGCCGCGCTCGACAACGCCGGCATCTACGACTGGGATATCCGGCGCGCGGTGCTGGACTGCCGCGACGAGTTGCTGGACGACCTGCGCGATCACCTCGCCGCCCTCCGCTCCGCTCCCGACTACCCGCCCGCCGGCTGGACCCCGACGCCGGAAGCGATCAACGCGCTCCCCGACCCCATCCGCTCCTACATTCACGACCTGGAGACGAGGGCGGACCCGGCAGGTGAGGTACGGGAGCTGGTGATCTGCCGGGACTCGCTGGCGGCGATGGAGCGGCGCGCGATCGCGGCCGAAGAGGACGCGTTCGGGCGGTGGATCAGCGTGGACGAGCGGATGCCCAAACCGGGATGCCCCGTGTTCGTCGTCAGCGCCCACCCACTCATCGCACCCGCGTTCAACCGTCGCGGGGTGGCACGGGCGACGTATTACGGTCCGAACTCGCTTGAGTTGGCCGACGACACCGATCCGTACGAGGGGTGCACGCAGGGAAGCGACGAGGACGAATGGTTCGCCCCCGCCGGGTGGTACGAGACGAACCTTGGCGATGAGGGCTACCACAGCCTCTCCGGCGTCACGCACTGGATGCTTCTACCCCCGCTGCCTCTTTTCGATAATCCTTGACCGAATAAGTGCGCGGAAGTTATCTTGTATCGAAAGTCAGGCAGTCATCACCCGTCAATGGGAAGGGTCCGGTCCCGATGCGAGGAAGCGACATGATCCAGGAGGTTCCGGAGCAGTTCGAGGAGGCGCGGCGGACGCTGAAGCACGCGCGGATGGCGCGCTCCATCGCGGACGTGGGCCTGTGCCGGAAGATGGCGCAGAAGGCGTACGATCTGGCAAGCGCGGTGGGGGACGGGGAAACCATGTACCAGAGTCGCGCGTGCGTGGGTCGCATGCACCGCTACCGCGCCGAGCACGAGGAGGCGTACATGGCGTACCGGAGCGCGCTGCGGGAGGCGGAGAGCAACCGGCTGGCGGAATGGCTGGGGCCGGCGCACCACGACTGCTTCGTGGAGGCTATGCAGCTCAACGACAAGGGAACCGCTTCGCCACATGCGGTGGTGCGGATGGACATGTGGCGGGACTCTCCCGCGGGCCTGTTCGCCTTCGTGCAGGATTTGTCGTACCTGCGCCTGCTGCGGCGGGAGACGGACGCGCGGTTCCTCTACCAGACCGCGGCGCAGGCGGCTTTCTACGCGCAGAACCCGTTCGAGCGGATGGTGTTGTTTGCCTCGCAGGCGTTCGCGGCCGGTACGCTTCAGCACGAGCGCTGGTTCGATTCTTCGCGGAGCCGCTTCGATCACGCGGTGAACGAGTTGGCGGGGGCGGAGGAAGGGGTGGCGTTGCAGATGTTGGACGTGTCGCGTGGGGCGGAGTTGATGGGACGTCGGGGCGAGGCGATGGACTACGCGGCCAGCGCCCGGCACATCGCGTCACGGCGCCGTGAGCCCATCGTGCAGGCCCGCGCCGACGAAATCATGGTGCGGCTGGGTGTGGTGCAGGTCCACGGGCTGACGCTGGATAATCAACTACAGGAACAGGTGACAGATGATCTGCCACATCTATGATCGCGATACCGGGAAGTGGGTGCGCGACGCTGAGGGTGACCCGGAGTGTGGCAAGGATTTCTGCGATGAGTGTGGGGACTGCTTGGAGTGCTACCACGGGGATACATGCGAGGGCGGCTGCGCGTGGGTGCGTTACGCGGACAATCCACCAGAACAAGAGGAGTAGGAGAAATGGGAGAAGCGAGGTTGCGCGTGGTGGTGGGCGAATATGCTGTGGAGCAGCGCGTGGATGGATCGGTGCGGGCGGAGCGTCACGGCGTGCCGTGGAGGGACTGTATCGGTGACAACTTGGTCTTAGCGCTCGCGCAAGAGGTGGCTGACCTTCGCGAGCGGATGGCGCAGGTGCGCGCCGCTCTTGCTAATTACGAAGTCGAGTAAATCCAGAGGGGCGGCGCCTTGCCGCCCCTCTGGATTTACCGGACCCCGATCTAGGCTCAGTGCCCTCCGCTGCCCCCGAGCACGCCGGTGGAGTCGCCCATGCTGGAGGGCTGCGGGATGGTGTCCGTGCGGCCACCACCGCCGCCGAGCACGCCACTGTTGTCGGCGCCAGCCGCGCAGGTGGCAGACGAGCATTCGCTGCCCTGCGTGGGGGTGTCGTTGCAGGCGGCCAGCGCCATGACGGCGAGGCAGGCCGCGATCCCGAAGCTGATGCGCGTGTACTTCATTCTGTTGTTCCTTTTGTGGCGAGAGATGCAAGTCCGTGGCTAAAACAAGAGACGGCCCACAAGATAGGAAGGTGGTCGATGATGGGCAAGAGAGTGATGGTCGTAAGGGTTCCGGCGGTGCGCTACGTGAGACGTGGATACGGCTTCATCCCTGTTGACTTCTTGCGTCCGCGCACTACATTTAGTTTGGATGACATTCTGTATCATCAGCGAGGGAGCGAAGACAGAAATGGCAAGCGAGATGTCCACCCCCGGCAACCGCATCAAGGCGGCGCGGGCGCTACGGGGGATGAAGCAGGATGAGCTGGCGGAGGCGGCCGACATGTCGGTGACGCACCTCTGCTCCATCGAGAAGGGGAAGCGTCCCATCGAGAGCGTCAAGGTGGGGACGCTGAAGCGCATCTGTGGAGCGATGGGGCTGGGTTTGGACTACGTGGTGAGCGGGAAGCCGGTGCCGTGACGGCCAAGGCGGACGACCACGCTGAGGAGCGCGAGCGAGTAGGCGATTGGGGGTGCACCAGTAGCGGGCGCAGGTACTATCCTGCCGATCCCCGCCCCGGCGACTTCGACATCGAAGACATCGCGCACGCGCTCTCTCTGCAATGCAGGTTCGGGGGCCATGTTCGTCGTCACTACTCCGTGGCGGAGCATTGTGTCCACGTGTCGTACGAGTGCTGCGGAAAGTACACACTGGACGGCCTGCTGCACGACGCCAGCGAGGCGTATCTGGTGGACATGCCGCGGCCGGCCAAGGGTGCGCCGGGGATGGAGGGATACGGGCGCATGGAAGCACGGCTGATGGCGGCGCTGATTCCGCAACTGCGAAACTTCCCGCGGCGCCGGCCGGTCAACGTGTGGGAGACGCCCGCCTGCGTGGCCGTGGCCGACGAACGAATGCTGGCGACGGAGGCGCGCGACCTTATGCCGCAGGATGGCCCCGGAGGCGTCAAGGGATGGAGTCTGAACCACGAGCCTTACCCGCACCTGTCCGTGCGCCGTCCGTGGGGCCACGCGAAGGCCAAGCGCCGCTTCTTGCGCCGATATCGCGAGCTTACGTGGCAGACCACGCGGTGGGATCGCTTCGTTATCGCCGTGCGACGTCTGCTGGGAAAGGACGGATGCAGATGACGAGGGATGAGGTGCTACAGGAGATCCAGCGGCGGATCTCGGAGCACAAGGGGTACAGGTTGGAGCCTTCCCACCGAAGGCTCCTTGGTAGCTTGGACCCCTCATCAGCGCCGTACGCCTTCGTCCCCCGCTGGCCGCAGGATTGGTGCGACGTGCGCGCGCTGGTGGAGGAGATGAAAGAGGCGGGCGCAGAGGTGCAGATCGGGGCGACCACGCAGGGCGCTTGCGCATGGCTCTGGCTACCCGGCCACCGCATGGTCATAGGGCACGCGTACGACCATGCTGGCTTCGGTCGCGATGAGGCCGAAGCCATCGCCCGCTGCTACTGCGCCTGGAAGGGGATCGACCTGTCCGACTTCATGGAGCTGAGCGATGGACGCGCCTAAGCTGCCTGGACCGGGGGTGATCTACACCGTGCTTGCGTTCGCCCTCGTAGGTGGGGCGGCGATCGTAGGCGAGCGGCTTGCGGAGCGGATTGAACAAGACCCTTGACTTCGCATCCAGCATAAGCTAGCTTAGGTGCAGTGAAGTCAACCAACCCACCAGCCACAGGGCAGACGGAGAGATGATGGCGATCCTTTACGCGGTGATGCTCACGACCCCCAACGTCCCCGACGCGCACTACGTCGCGAAGCCGGTTCTGGGAGACAAGAGTCAGTACGTGCAGGACGCGCGGACGTGGAAGACTGAGAGCGGCGCGCTCGGCTACGTGGCAGCGCATCCCGAGATCCTCCACCGGGGAGCGGTCGCGACGATCGTCAGGGTGGAACGCAAGGGTCGGATTCAGACTCGCATCCCGTAGCGCGATCGGCGGGCCGCCCCCGATTCAGCGAGCGGCCCGCCCCCCCCTTTCCTCCACCCTTGCTGGCAGGCGACGAGATGAGCGAGACGACGACGGAGGAGCGGGTGCAGGCGGACGAGGTCATGGGCGACGCCCGGGAGACGGTGGCCCGGGCGGCGGATCAATGGGCGCGGATGGAGGACGCCTGGGCGACGAGCGTGGCGGCGGGCGAGAACTGTCGGCCGGCGGATGTCGTCGCGGCGCGGTCCCGCGCGGCCGAGCTTCGGGCGGTCGCAGCCGCCATCCGGGCGCTGCCCGACCTGAATGCGCTGGTGGCGGATCTGGCGGCGCTGCCCACGACGCGGGAGCCGGGCGTAGGCCGGTGGGCCGAGCTGGACGCCCTGATCCTCCGCGCCCGCACCCTGATGGGAGATCGTCGTCTTGCTGGGGCTCTGCATCCCGGCGCTGCTGCTCACCGTGGCGCTGCACGTCGTGGAGCGGGCAGCGGAGCGACGAAAGTGGCGCAGGTACGGGATCGTGCCGCCGCACGAACGCAACCGCCTCCGGTAGAACAATCCCTCTCCCCCCCCCCATTCAATCCAAGCAGTAATCCGTGAGCGCGATTGACGATCTGGTATCTCCGTGGGCTCCTCGGCGGGACTTGCTGCGTCCCGCCGAGTTTCCGTTTGTCCCCCACGAGGGACAGGAAGAATACTGCATTGCGGACTACTCCGTTGTCCTGAATATCGCCTCAAATCGGTACGGGAAGACGACAATCGCACATATTGACAACATCTGGCGAGCCCACGGGGTGCACCCGTACAAGCGGGTGCCGCTCATCGAGACGCTGTGGTCTGGCTTCCCCGATTTCCCCTTCTATGAGAAGGTGACGCGGAAGATCTTCCTCTCTCTCGTTCCCCCTCGCCTGCTGGTGCACTGGAGCGAGCAGCACAAGTGCGCCACGATCCGGCGGGTGGACGGCGGCGTCTGCCGGATCTGGTTCGTGTCGTACGAGCAGGCCGCAACGAGTTGGACGGGTGACGCGGTGGGGCACATCCACCTGGACGAGCCGGTGCCGGAGGAGCACTTCAACGAGGCCGCCGCCCGCGTGGCGACCACGGGCGGGCAGATTTACATCACCGTCACGCCGGTCAACGGGCTGGGCTGGATGGAGGAGGGGTTGTACCTGCCCGCCGGCAACAAGGGGGGCGACAACCCGGACGTGTACGTGATCGAAGGCGGGCTGGCGGAGTACGACGAAGCACTGGAGAAGCGGGATCGGGCCAGCATGGGGGTGGGTCGCATTAAAGTGCCCCACATGGACCGCGAGAAGGTACTCCGCTTCGCCCGCCGCTACAAAGACCCGGCGGAGCGGATGGTACGCGTCTTCGGCATCTACAAGCGCCGCACCGGGGGCGTGTATGCGGACTTCGACCCGGCGGTGCACGTCATCCCTGCCTTCAAGGTGCCGCAGTACTACGAGGTGTGGGGTGGTTGCGATTCGGCGTACTACTTCGCCCTTGTCATCAAGGCGATGGACGAGACGGGGCGCGTGTACACCGTGTACGAGTATTTCAGCGGCAGCGGGGAGACAGCGGAGCAGCGGGTGTCCGCGGTGTGGCGCGATCTCACCAGGGGCCGTACGGTGGAGAGCACCGACGAGGAGGGCAAGACCCGGAGCCGGTTCTATCCCCCCGTGCTACCGTGGCTCAACGAGGACCGGGACGCCACGCTCACCATTTACATCGACACCGCCGCGCTCCAAGATAGCATTGAGCTGAACGCCGCTGCGGCGGAGATCGGCGCCCGGCTCATCTTCGCGCAGCTCGACCAGAAGCTAAAGGCGGTGGACGCGGGCATTCGCATGCTGCAAAACCTGTTGGCCCCCAGCACACGCAGAGAGCCGCCGCCGCAGGTGCACCGGGACGATCCTAGCCCCGTGGGCGAGCCGCGCTGGTACATCTTTGACAACCTGTACAGCGAATGGGTGCACCTGCGGCCGGGGGCGGACGCCAGTGACGAGGGCGAATTCATGGCTGGATCGCGCCTGCTATGGGAGATGAAGAATCTGCGCTGGAAGAAGCCCAAGCCCTATGAGGCGCACACGCCGGGTCCGGACAAGAACACGGCTGGAGGTATGCACATGCTGGACGGTGAACGCTACGCGACCCTTGCGCGTGTGGCACCCCCGGAGCTGGTGACGCAGGAGAGGCGTGGCGAGACGGCGCGGGAGCGCCGGGTCCGTGAACACCGGGAGCGGCTTGCGGAGCGGATTGAACAAGACCCTTGACTTCGCATCCAGCATAAGCTAGCTTAGGTGCAGTGAAGTCAACCAACCCACCAGCCACAGGGCAGACGGAGATGAGCAAACAGGCGATAGGCGGCTTGATGGTCGTGGAGGCCACGGCCGGATACGCGAACTCCACGCTGAACGGCTCCGAATGCGTGGTGGTCCACGATTCCGGCGAACTCGTCTGGACCCCGGAAGGCTGGCGAGGATCGAACGGGGTGACGGTCCTGCTTCTCTCGGGGTCGCGAGCCGGACGCGAGTGGGATCTACTCCGCGAGCACCTTCGCCCCCTCGCCTGACCCCCACCTTCAGGCATGACGATGAGCGAGACGACAACGGAGGAGCGGGTGCAGGACAAAGCGGTGGAATGGTTCGAGGGGATGTCCGCGCTGGATCGCGAGGAAGCCGGCAAACTCCCGGCCTCCTCGATGCGCGGGATGCTGGAGCTCTCTGCCACCCGCTACCGCCGCGCCGCCGCCGCCCTACGCGAACAGCCGGACCTGCGGGCGCTGGTGGAGGAGCTGGCGGCGCTGCCCACGGTGGGCGAGTGGCTGGAGACCGACGACCGCGACGTTGACAGCGATGAGTTAGGCGCCCGCCTCGACGCGCTGATCCTCCGCGCCCGCACCCTGACCGGAGACTGACGATGAGCGAGATCGATACGAAGGAGTGCGGCGTGCCCGAGTGGACCCGCTTCCTCACGGTAGATGCAGACGGCACCGTGTGGGCGTGGGATCACCTGCCGGAGTGCTGGGATGGGACCTGGCTGCCCACCTCTCTCGAACGGTCGCGTCACGGACGGATCAACCCGACGGACGACGTGGCCCGCCTCTTGGCTGGGCAGCCCGAGTGCGCGCTGCCATGGCCCATCACCACGGAGGCCGATCATGGCTGACTGGCTGGAGACGCTGAAGGAGGGCGACGAGGTGGTCGTCTCCGGGCCGTGGTCGGGGCTGTCGCTGGAGCGCATCACGCGGGCGTCAGCGACCCAGGTCGCCGTGGGCGCGACGAAGTTTCGGCGTTCAGATGGCCGGCAGGTCGGCGGCAAGGGGTATCGCTTCCCCACCATCAAGGAGCCCACGCCGGAGTTGCGTCAGAAGATCGCCCACGACCGGGTCGCGTCCAAGCTCGCCGGGATGCGCCCTGAATCGTGGCGCGCCCTCCCCCTGGAGACGCTGGAAGCGATCGCCGCCCTCATCGACGGAGCCGCCCATGGCTGAGAACGAGACGAAGGAGCGCAACGGCCTGCTGCATCATCGGGCGGTAGCCGCGTACCTGAAGAAGCACCACGGCGCCGTCTACGAAGAGGCGCTTGCGCACGTGGTGGACGAGTACGTGGGGGTCGTGGAGCCCACGACGGAGTACGCGCGGGAGCTGGCAACGCTCCACGGCACCCCCTCCCACCCGGACGGCGGGGTGCACACGCGCGCCAGCGAGGAGGACGCAGAGGCGATGGAGCCGTGCCCGTTCTGCGGCGGGACGGACGTCGAGGCCGACTACGCCTCATCGAGCATCGACTCCGGCGAGAGCATACAGTACCAAAGCGGATGCTGGGATTGCGATGCAGTCGGCCCGCCGGGAGACTCGCTGCAAGAGTCGCGTGAGCGATGACGCTCGCCGCACCCCCAACCCCGATGGAGGCCGCTGATGCCCACGGACGAGACGGTGAGAGAGGACACGCCCGCCACGGAGCCGCGGAAGTGGTGGGGGGACGGCAGCCCGTGGTGGTACGACGTGCTGGGCACCGGCGGCATGTACAAGGCGGTGCGCGCGCTGGTGCGCCGGATGGTGGACGAGGCTCGCAATCCCGACGAGACGGAAGAGTTCCCGCACCACACGTGGGCGCAGGCGCTGTGCATCGAAGTGCTGTCTTGCCTGCCCACCCCAGCCGCCCCCGTGGGGAGCGAGGCTGCACACAGCACGATCCGGCGCGCGCACGTCATGCTGGACCGTGCCAAATCGGAGCACGGGTTACGTCGCGCCACGAAAGGCGAGCGCGAAGACCTGCTCTCCGACTACACCTTGCCGGACGGCTCCGGCTTCACGTGCGTCTCGCCCGCCCCCTCCGGTGCACAGCAGGGACGGTGAACCAGGGTCCAAGCCTTCCGCTTCGTCCGTGGATTGTACATCACGAGGACGCGGAAGGCGTGTCCCATGTGGATGTGGTGTGGCATTACAGCGGCAGTCTGGCGGTAGAGACTCTGGCGCCGTACGTACTGTTGGATGTACGCGAATTTCCACCTGAGATGATGGAGGATGAAGATGAGCGACGAGTGGATCATGGTGGCGGTGATGCTGGGTTCGATGCTGGCGGCTACGTTGTCGGTGGAGTGGGCGCGTCGCGAGAACCAGCGCCGGAACAAGATCGTGAGCGAGCTGTTGCAGTCGGCAGAGAAAAGGGAGCGGGAGTTGTGGGCCTTGTGGCGCGACCTGTCGCGGGCCGAGAAGGAGGCGAGCGCCACTACGTTGGAGAAAGTGATGCGCATGCAGCGGGAGGGCTTCATCGCCATGCCAGAAGCGGAGCCGGCAGTGGTTCACGAGGGCGAGGAGCAGGAAGGCGAATGGTACGCGCCGGAGCCCATCAATTGGCGGACGCCTCCTCCCGACTCTGCGTAGTCACCGTGGAGGACGTGGCGAACGTACCGGAGAAGCAGAGGCGCCGACACGCGGTGGAGATGGTGCTGTCGGATCTGGAGGCGCAGGGCTGCGTGCTGCTGACGACGGGTGCGTTGCGGCTGCTGGCACCGCTGCTGGGTGAGGTGCACGAGCGTGTTCCGCTGAAGGAGCCGGTGCAGGTGAGAGGAAGGAGCCTGTTTGTCATTCACCCGCAGTAGCCGAAGGAGAAAGCAGCATGATGGAGAACCTGATCGTCATCTGTGTGTCAGTGATCGTGGGCGCGTTCGCTGGACTGTTTGCCTTGGCGATCCTGGGTGAGTTAAGACCCGACCGCAAGGCGGCGCGCGCCGCGATAATCCGTGAAGCGTTATTGGAGAGAGCGCGTCGCAATGGCCATGGTTTGACCGTGCTGGAGAGGGAAGTTGACCGATTCGCAGGGCAGGGGCAGACGGGCCCTCCATCCATCCGCGGCCAATCGTCGCGTGCCGCCCCATGAAGACGAGCCCAGGTCCATGAACTAGCGACGCGTCGTAACGTGGCCCTTGACTTCTCATATAGCCCAAGTTAACTTAGGTACAGTGAAGTTAACCAACCCACAGCACGGGGCAGGCGGAGCATGAGCACGACGACGGCGAGGAAGGCGGGCATCTGCTGCAACTGCAACGAGCCGTTCGCGGCGGGCGACCCGATCCGCTTCACCCGCGAGACGCGAACCGTGCACCTGGATGCGAACTCGTGGTCGCGCGCGTGGAACAAGCCGCGGCACGCTCACGCCTGCCATAACGCCGCCATGGTGGCCGCATACCTCGCGAGCGTCGAGGAGCGCCGCGAGAGCCTGCGCCAGCAGGCGGCGTTCATGAGGGAGACCATCGGGGCCGACGCGTTCGAGGCCCGCCGGAGTCGGTTCGAGGAGTACCAGAGGCCGAAGTTCGAGGCGCTGGACGCCGAGGAGGCCCACATCCGCGAGCACGGCCATCCGTACCCCGAGGAGGTGGCCGCCAAGGCCGCCGCGCGCCTTTCAGCCTGACACCTTCCCCTCCACCCTTACACTGGCAGGCGACGAGATGAGCGAGACGACCACGCTGCGGTTCGAGGGAGCGAGCGACGACACGTTCGGCTGGCAGCAGGACGAATACGACAACTGCGCCAGCGGGCGACCGATCGTGTGGGAGGTGAGGACGCCGGACGGAGCGGGGCTGCACGTCTGGGGGATCTACGGGGCCGACGCGCCGGTGCGCATCGCATGCTGGACGGTGGGAGTGCAGCAGCTGAACGAGGACGTTCCGATGCCGGACTGGCCCGTCCGTCTCGAAACCGCGACGAACGGATACTCACCCGTGCTGGTGATCGAGGTCCCGTCCGAGGACGTGGCCGTGCGGTGTCTCAATGCCAACGCCTGACGCACAGGGCATGACGATGAGCGAGACGACGACGACGGAGGAGCGGGCGCCGAAGCCCCTGACCGCACTTCAGCAGACGGTCGTGGATCTGTTTGAGTGCTGCCCGGATGGGTGGGTCGAGGACCGCGACGGGCGGTGGTGGTTCAAGCACGGGCCGGCCGGGTCGTACGTGCGCGTGGACGGGCGGGCGGTCTACACACTTCAGCAGCGAGGCGTGCTGGCGAGTAGACCCCATTCATCGCGTCCGGGGGCAGCCCTCTGGCGGTTGAACCCCTCGCGGGTGCCCTCTCGATGAGCGCCGCGGCGGCGGGGCAGGAGCCTATCGCATGGATGGTAGAGATCCTGTGGAATGGCGAACCCTCCAGCGAGCGCGCACACCTCTACCGGAGAGGGCCGGAGGCGGACCGCATTATCGAACAGTACCGGACGTGGGACGGGGATCTGACCGCCCGCATCACCCCGCTCGTCGCCGCCGATCCGCAGCGGGACCACGACCTCACGTCGCTGGTGGCGGAGCTGGCGGCGCTGCCCACGCTCGGGGAGTGGCAGGCCGCGCCGGGCGGGGACATCAACTCGCGCCTCGACGCCCTGATCCTCCGCGCCCGCACCCTGATGGGAAAGTAAACCAGAAGGGCTGGGCTTCTGGTCTACCCCAAAATCAACACACACACTACGCTCTCCGGGTAGCGAGGCGACCGCCAGCCGCGGCGCCGTCCACCCGGAGAGCGTCCTTCCTTGCACGAGCACAACGACCTCACCACGCCCGTAGGCGACCACGGCCCGGCGCCGTACCCCACCGTGCTGCCCGGCACGCGTGACTGGAACGACAATGCCCGCCGCTCCTACGCCGCGTACCTGACCGCGTTGTGGGACGAGCAGACGCAGTACCTCCGCCCGCTCCATCTCGCGTGGCAGCAAAACCTGCTGTTCCTGGTGGGGCAGCACTGGCACCGGCTGGGACGGGACGGCTTCCGGGTAGACCGCACCGATCCGCTCTGGAAGCTGAAGCCCACCTACAATCTCTGCCTCCCCTTCTACAACACGTATCTGGCCAAGGTCACGAAGACGCGCCCAGCCACGCAGGTGGTGCCGGCGTCGTCCGACCCCAAGGACATGAAGGCGGCGCAGCTCGGGGATGACCTGATTGAAGCCAAGTGGACGGAGCTGAAGGCGGCTCGCCGCTACCGCCATTTCTGCGGCTGGACGATCCTCACGGGCAACGGCTACGCGCTCCCCTTCTGGAACCCCCGCGCCGGCCGCATCAAGCGGCTGGAGGCGGAGATGGAGTGCCCGGTCTACGAGGCGGACGGGGTCACGCCGCTGCTGGTGGAGAGCGAGGACGAGCCGGGGATGCTGGTCCCGGCCACCGAGATCCTGACGGTGCCCTACGACGCGGAGGGCGAACCCATGCTGGGCGAGGATGGGCGTCCGCGTCCGGGGGCCAAGGCGCACGTGGTGGAGGAGGGCGAGGTGGACTTCCGCGTCTACTCGCCGTTCCAGGTGCGCGTCAACCCGGAAGCTACCTGCGACGAGGACGTGACGTGGTTCATCGTCACGGAGCCCATGAGTCTGCGCGAGATCGCGAAGCGCTGGCCGGAGGCGGCGGCCAAGGTGCAGGCGGAAGACCTGTCCACGGTCATGGGGATTCTCTCCACCCTCAGCGGCATGCTGGACGGGCGACTGAGCGACGGCAGCGAGTTCGGCGTCTCGCCGCGGGACGAGCGGCAGAAGAGCCTGCCACGGGCGCTGGTGAAGTTCTACTACGAGAAGCAGTGCGCCGACTTCCCGGAGGGGCGTCACTGGGTGAGCGTGGGCGACGTGCTGCTGGAGGAGCCGCAAGATCTGCCGGACGGCCTGTTCCGCCTGATCCACACGCAGGACATCATCGTGCCCGGCCGCTACCACGGCATGAGCAAGCTGGAGGCGGCGGTCGCGATCAACCGGGAATACAACGAGCTGTCCGCCCGCATCGCGGAGCACCATCGACTGTTCGCCAACGGCAAGTACGCGGTGCCCAATCAGGCGGGGATCAAGAAGGGCACCTTCACCACGGAGCCGGGCGAGGTGGTGCGGTACACCTACCCGTACAAGCCGGAGCCCATGCCGGTACCGGCGCTCCCCGCGTCCGTGTATCAGGAGCGGGAACGCCTGCTGGTAGACTTCGAGCGGGTGACGGGGATGCGGGCGGTGTCGCAGGGCGGGACCACGGGCGGGGTGACGGCTGGCATTGCCATCATGCAGCTTCAGGAGGCAGACGACGCGGACCTTGGTCCCTTCCTCGCCTCCGCGGAGGAAGCGGTGGCGGACCTTGCCGGTGCGTGGCTCATCCTCATCAAGAACAACTACACGGACGAGCGGCTGTACTACGCCGCGGGGCCGGATCGCCGCTACATGGTGCAGAGCTTCCGCGCCTCCGACCTGGAGGGCGCGGTGGACGTCATCCCGCAGGCGGGGAGCAGCCGGCCGGGGAGCGAGGTTGCGCGGCAGGCGGTTATCATGGATCTGGCGCAGCGCTTCCCCGTCCTGTTCAACGACCCGGAGACGGGGCGGCCCGACCCGGCCCGCTTTGCCCGTGCGCTCCAGCTCGGCGGGCTGGAGGCGGCGTACGAGTCGGAGGACGGCGACGTGGCCGAGGCCATGCGCATCGAGGAGCAGATCAGCCTGCTCGGCGGCATGGACGGGATGGACGACCCCACGGAGCTGGTTATCCCGCAGCCGTGGCAGAACCTCGCCGTGCACTACCGCCAGCATCGACGTACGCTGGCCGGCGCTGAGTGGAAGGAGTGGCCGGAGGAAGCGCAGATGGTGTTGCAGCAGCGCTTCCTTGCGGTCAAGGCTGCCATCGACCAGCAGCGCATGCAGGAGGCCATGATGCTGGCCGGAGGCGCGCCCGGTGGCATGCCGCAGGAGGGCGAGGGCGCGCAGGGTGGCCCGATGTCCGGCATGGGTGCCGCGCTGGACCCGTTGGGGGCCGAGGCGGACATGCTGGAGCAGGGGCTTGAAGATGCTGCGGGAGGCGGGCTGTTGAACTGAGGAAGCGCAGGCCGCCTACATGGATGTAGGCGGCCTGCGCTTCGTTCTTCGCAGTTGGGTGACTCCAACGCTACGGCTCGTTCAAGGACAGAAGGGTGGCTTCCCGGACACGGCTCGTTCTGGTCAATCAGGGTGAGTTAAGTGGCACGGCTCGTTAGAGGGCACCGGATTACTCGTTTGCGCTAGGCTCGCTAGTCTGCTACGGGTTACTCACAGCTCGCACGGCTCGCTCTAGTAGCGTCGGGTGTATCGTGAACCACGGCTTGCTAGTCGATGACGGGTGTCTCAAAAACGCTGGCTCGCTCTTTATCCAAAGGGTTACTCGTTCGCTGCGGCTCGTTCCTGCAATACGGGCGTCTCTGAAATTTCAACTCGCTTCGATACGACGGGTGGCTCCTATACTTCGGATCGTTCCCTTTTTTCGGTTTGCTTTGGATACGCCGACTCGCTGGGGTACCACGGGAGACTCGTGCCGTTACGGCTCGCTTCGACCTACGGAGATGACCTTGGCATGGTGGCACACTTCGGTGAAGGTTGACTCCAGGGCCATGACTGAATCCGACTACAACAACGACCTGCGTGTCCCTCGCTGGGTGCTTGCCTTCATCCTCCCGGCCATGGGTGTGTTCGTGGCCGTGGCGCGCACCGAGTATCGCACCAACGAGAACGAGGCGGATACTCAGCGCCTCCGTACCGACATGGAACGCGCCCTGGATGCGCAGAACGCGCTGGACCGGAATTATGAGGCCCGCTTCTCCGACATGGAGCAGCAGATCCAGTGGCTCTGCGCCCAGCGCGCCCGCGACGACCAGGAGTCCGGCCGTCAGGGCGCGGGAACCTGTCCCTGACGGCCATTGGTGACGCTGCATGCTTCCGGTGGCCTCAACTGCTTAGACTCGCTGCCCTTCGCTGGGTGAATTGGGGTCCTACGGCTCGCTCGCTGCCTTCGGGTGACTCACTAGAATACGGCTTGTTCTGCACTCGGGTGACTACCGTTACTCAACTCGCTTAGACCATACCGGGTTGCTCGTACGTCACGGCTTGCTCTTATATGATTCGGTTGTCTTTCCACTGTCGGCTCGACAGTGGTTCAATCTAATCCCTATATGCCGTAAGTCAAGAGCAAAGGGTATCGACCAAAAACAGTTTGTCGTACATCCTCACCCACGAGGCATCCACAGTCACCAGTTTCCACCCCGTTCCCGCAGCACGGTCCACCTCTGGTCCCTGCGGCACAATCATCCGGCACAGAGGCACCACAGATGAGCGACATGCAGGGCACGTCCATCCCCGACGACATCTTCGACCGTCATTTCGGCGGCACCGAGGAAGCGGACACGGTGGGCGACGAGACGGGCATCATCCTGAACGACGACGCGGACCTGACCGTGGAAGGCGACACGGACGACCTGGAGGCGCCGGGCGACGGCCTGGGCGATCTGGAGTCCGACGCAGACGACGGCACCGGGGACGACGGCGCGCTGGGTGAGGAGGCGGACGAGAGCGAGGAGTCCGAAGGCGACCGCGACGACGCGAGCCATGAGGAGGACGACCCCTTCGACCGCAAGGAAATCGACGCCATCACCGACCCCAAGGCGCGGGCGGTGGCGGAGAAGGCGTACAAGAGTCTGGTGCGGGACTATACCCGCAAGACGCAGGAGGTGGCGGAACTGCGCAAGTCGGCGGAGCGCGAGGTGTCCACTGCCCGCGCCTTCCAGACCGAGTACGAGCAGTTCATGGCCGACCTCGCCACGCCCGCGGGAGGAGAGCACTTCCTTCTGACGGTGGCCGACGCCAAGCCGGAGCTGTTCACCGAAACAGTGTTGGTGGATCTCGGTCTGCGCAACCCGGAGCTGCTGGCCGCCGCCTTGGACCGGGTGCAGGAGCTTTCCGACGATCCGCGGGCGCGCCGGGTGTTCGACGGCGAACGCTCCATCGCCATGCAGAACCATCGTGAGGGGCAGACGCGGGCCACGCAGCAGCGGGTATCCGAGCAGCGGGTTGCGGAGACAGTGCGCAGGCTGGTGCAGGACGAGGCGGGCAAGCTGGGCGTGCGCAAGGCGGAGTCCATCGAGATCGTGCAGGACTCGGTGGACAACTTCCTTCGCAGGGCCGCGGCTGCCGGGACGAAGGTGGTCGCGGCCGACGTGCGGGCGCATGCCGCCAAGGTGGCCAAGCGGCTGGCCGGGGAGCGCAGGGACGCCGCCAAGGCCCAGCAGGCGGCGGACCGCAGGGCCCAGCAGGAACGGGTGCGCAGGACGGCGAAGATGGCCGGAGCCCGCCGCACCACACCGCCCAACACCGCGGCTCCGGGCGGGCGCAAGGCAGAGTGGGTGCGCCCGAAGCGCGAGAATGACGTGATCGACAGCATGGTCGATCGTTTCTTCGGAGACTGAATGCGGCGCCTTGGCATCCTGCCGGGGACGCCTGAACGCAAACGAACCAGAGCAGGAGTCACACGCCCATGGCAGGACGCCAGGTAATCTATGACGACGCGGGTGCGGCAAGCACCATCGCCGCCTTCCTGAAGGAGGACTACGTCGTCAACGAGATCCGCAACCTCGTCAACACGAGCACGGAGCTGCTGTCGCGGATCAAGACCAAGCCCACCGATGTGGGCCTGAACTGGGTGGAGCCGCTGAAGACCGCCACTGCGCAGGGTCACGGAGCGCGGGCGGAGAACGGAGCCCTCCCCAACCCCGGCTTCGGCCGGTATGACCGCATCACCGGCTACGTGAAGAGCCTCTACGGCTCGTTCTACATCACCGGCCAGTCCATCGCCGCCACCAAGGGGAGCCGGGCCACCTTCAAGGCCGCGCTGTCGCAGGCGTTGGACGACACCAAGGAGGGCTACCGGCTCTCCAAGCAGCGGCAGAGCTGGGGCGATGGCAACGCCATCCTCGCCACGGTGGACGGCGCGGTGACGGCCTCCACGACGGTCCCCGTCTCCGACCCCTACGGGCTTACCTACGTGCAGGCGGACCTGGAGGGCTGGGAGAAGGTGATGTGTCTGAAGGAGAACATGGAGGTGTGGTTCGCCACGGCTGCCGTCTCCCGCACCATCACCGCCGTGGACGAAAGCGCCGGCACCATCACCGTCAACACGGCGGTCACGCTCACGGACGGCGAGGAGATCCAGCTCGGTTCTTCTTCGACCAACCGCAACGACGGGAACGAGCTGACCGGCGTCTCCGGCTTCGTCACGGACACGGGCAACTACTTCAACCTGTCGCGCACCGGCCGGGCGGTGCTCCAGTCCACGGTGGTGGACTACACCGCGGCGCCGTACAACAGCGACCCGATCCTGCTGGAGAGGGCGATGCGGGCCACCAACTCGGCGCTGTTCCGCAAGGCCACGGACCAGAGCGGGCTGGTCGCGTTCTCGAACACGAACGTGCACGACACGCACGTCAACAACCTCGTGAGCGAGCGCCGGCAGGTGAACCCGATGGAGCTGAAGTCGGGGCAGGACGCCATCGAGTACGGCGGCAAGCCGCTGGTGAAGGACAAGGACTGCCCCCCGCAGCGCATGTACTGGCTGCGGATGGATGATGTCTTCTTCCGTCAGATGGGCACCTCCGGCTGGATCGACGACGACGGCAACATCCTGCACCGCGTCACGACCGGCGAGGGGCGCGTGCACGCCTTCACGGCCGACTGGTGCGAGCACGTGGAGATGGTGACGCGTGCGCCGGCCAATCACGCGGTGATCGAGGGCATCACCCGTACGTAAACAGTACCCGCAGGGCTGTCCAAGGTATTCGGATAGCCCTGCGGGATCACCTGTTACAGTTAATCAACGTCATGCTGCCGGCCAGCCTGAACATCAAAGACGTAGAGCGGGAGATCATCGGTCCGCACATCGACCATGATTTCCGCCTTGCTCCTCCGGATGGGGTAGCGCAGGCGCTTCGGAGCCACAAGCCCACGTTGCGCCTGCTGTTCAACCGGCGCGGTCGCATCATCCCGCACAAGTCGGGCAGCTACGACGCCAACGGCGAGCCCCGCCGCATCGAGTACGAACCACGCTGGGAGTTGTGGGACACCGACCGTGGCGGCCATGATTACCTTGTTATGGTGCTCCGCGACGAGGACGACAACTACCGGGAGCCGGGGATGTGGGTCGTGGAGCGCGTCAAGCGTTTCGACCCCGCCCGCTTCCGCGGCCCGATGGAATGGTCCGCTTACGTGAACGCCTACCAGCAGAACCGGCGGGACGTGCACGCGGCGGATTGGGACGGCTTCGTGGACTTCGCGGCCGACTACTGCTGGCGGATGGGCCATCCCATCGCCAACCCCCTGCAAATCGCATCCTGATGAGCATGAACGACGACATGACCCCAATTCGCGAGATCCGCGAGCGTCCACGCCTCACCAGCGTCACCGGCCGCTCCCGCGACGAGCTGGCGGAAGAGCGCGCCGCTGCACGGGCGGACGTCGCTTTCACCCGCGGGCTGGCCGGGAACCCGCGCCATGCACGGATCGGTGCAGTGCCGACCGTGCAGCCATCGCCCAGCGGGCTAATCGGTCTGGCGCAGGCGCAGGAGATGGTGCAGTCCGCCGTCACGGGTGCGGTGGAGGGTGTGCATGCCTTCTACCGCGACCTGTTGGGCGAAGAGCGCTGGCGGGATGCCTACACGCGTTACCACTCGATGGGTGCGGTGTCGGTGGACCCGAACCGCGGCATCATCGGTGGGCGCCCTGCCGCCGAGCACGATACGGAGCCCTACTACCCATATCGTCCCATCGAGGAGGAGCCCTACTTCATGGAATCCAGCCTCGAAGCGGCGCACGACGCGGACGAAGGGCGCTCCGGCTACATCAGCTCGTCGGGACGGGACGGCGAGCCGCAGCAGAGCGGCACGGCGCCGGGAGGTGAATCGGTGGAGTTGATGGAAGTGGAGGACAACGAGCCGGCGATGAGTCAGGCGGACGCTGGCACCCCGGAAGGGGCAAGCAGAGAGGAGGGTCCGCCGTTCCCGTGCGACCAGTGCGACTTTCAGGCGGGCAGCGCCCGTGGCCTGAAGGCCCACAAGACCACCAAACACCCCACTTCCACCGCTGACGAGGACTGAACCCGATGCCCAACGCTTTCGCCTACCCGCACCCGCAGTCCCTCCCGAACGTGTTGAAGGAGGCCCACAACGAGATGCGGGCGACTTCGGTGGCGCTCCGGAACGCGCTGCTGCACCGCGTCCTCTCCGATGGTGGTGTGGGGATCGGCACCACGGCGAGCAAGGCGCGCTCCAACGCCACCATTCTCTACACCATCAACGGCGAATTCAAGTCCAAGTCCGGCACCGACGACCTCTGGACGCTTACCGGCGCCGTGATCCCCGCCGGACAGAAGCGCACCTACCTGCTCCTGTTGGACACCTCTGGTGCCGCCACCGTGGCCGCGTCGGACACCGTGCTGGCCGCCGGGACCGTAACGCTGCCCGCGTGGCCGGCGGACAAGGCTATCGTCGGCAGCGTTACGGTGAGCAACGGGAGCGGCAGCAACTTCACGCCGGGTACTACGGCGCTGAACGCGGCCAGCATCACCACCACTTACTTCGACGGGGTTCCGGCGGCCATGCTGCCCGCGGCGCCAACTGAAGACGTGGAGAGCTGAAGCCCGAAGCCGGAGCGGGCGAAATCTCCGGCACCTATCTTTCTTTCTTCGGAGGCAGTGAGATGGTACACAAGACGACCATGCCCAAGGCGGATGCGCAGCTCAACGTCTACCACGTAGACTACCGCCCGTCCGCAGACGGCCCCAGCCTCACCGCTGTGGATGCGTACCGGGTGGAGGGTTGGCGGGAAGACTACGCGTTCTTCGGCAATGCACGGGACTTGTCCGAGGCTACAGTGCTGATCCCCCGCGCGCTGGTGTTTCAGGTGCGCAAGGTGTGTAACGCGACGGAGCCGCCTGCGAAAGCGGCACGGCAGGTGGAGTATTGGGTTTCGGTAAGCAGCTTGGACCAGACCAACGGCAGCTTTGAAGGCCCGTTCCAGAGCCGCAGGGAGGCCGAGGAGTACGGCGAGAGGCAGGGTGGCTTGGGGTTGGTCTGGAACGTCGTCACAAAGTAGGCGCACGGAGGCCCGGCGCTGTGGAGCACAGCGCCGGGCCGCAACCCCGGATACGAGCAATAGGCATGCAGAGAGAACCCGCGCTGGCGGCTGGCTTCGTGGCTGCGCTGATTGCGCTGGCGGTCGCATACGGGATACTGGATCTGGAGCGGGCGCGGCTGTGGAAGGCGCTGGCCGTGGCCGCCCTGCCGCTGCTTCAGGCATGGTGGACGCGGCAGAAGGTGGTGCCCGTCGCCAAGGTGCACGACGCCGGGATCTCCGTGGCGGAGATAAACGCCAGGGCCGGCTGAGGTTCCCGTACCGGCGCCCGGTCAGAGCGCCGGTACGCATTCTGTTGATTTTCCGATTCCTGACAGCAAACCAACAACAAACCCACATGAGCAACGCAGCGCAGCTTTCCGGCAACGCCCTGCACGAGATCTTGGCCCGCCGCGAGGGGCCGGTGACGCTGGCGGACGGCACGGGGCGCACGTTCGACCTGCGGGGCAACCGCGGCATCAACATCATCCCCGGATCGGGCGCCACCGTCACCTACAGCAAGGTTGACACGCTGGGCGCCAGCGAGCACGACACCGCGACCGACGCCACCAGCACGTCGGAGGTGTTCGTGGAGAAGTGGGCCTTCGTCCGCGTCTCCACGGCCAGCGGATCGGCGCGCTGCTGCGTGGTGGGGCCGTGACCGTAGCCGAGCTGCTGGACGAGGCGAGGGACTTCCACGCGCTGTTCACCCGCCAGCAGGTGCCGGACGTGGCCTGCATGCGGGCGCTCTCCCGCTACGCCAGGCGGCTGGCAGAGAAGATCGTGGCGCTGGATGAAGCGTGTCTGGCGACACAGGCCACGGTGGACAACGCCACGCTGCTGGCGGCGGTCGATGGGAGAAGCGGCATCCCCCTGCCTGCGCACCTGTTCCTGCTGCGGCCGGTGTACGTGGTGCGTACCAGCGACGGGGTACGGGTGCCGGTGGAGATCACCGACCATGCCAGTCGCAACACGGAGGGGGCGTGGAGGTTTCCGGCCGCCTCCATCGTCAACGGGAAGTTGTACCCACTGAACCTGCTGGACACGCTGGGTACGGTCTACGGTGCGAACGGGTGGGAGGAGTACGACGGGCTGGAGCTGATGATCGTGCCGCTGATGGACGACCTGACCGGCCCCACCTCCGTCGTAGCGCTCCCCGACACCTGCCGCGACGCGCTGGTGTGCAACCTCGCCCTGTTCATGGCCGGACGCACAGCACGGACGGTGTCCGACCTACCCCTCCTCCCGCAGCAGGCCATGGACGCAGAGGCGATGGCCATCGCCACCGTGGCAGGGTCGTCCAACGCCGGAACCTGGAGAATCACATGAGCCGGTACACACCGCCAGACGTTTACACGGTCGTATGCATGGGGGACGGACAGGCGCTCAACGTCACCGACAGCGCGGACAGCATCGACGCGCAGATGAGCGATTGGCTGTCCTCCGCCGGGACGAGGGACTGTTTCGTGCACCTGCGCAACATCGACGGCGACGCGATCCGCGTGCTGGCCTCCAGCATCGACACCCTCATCGTCTCCACGCCGGAGGGGCGCCGCAACCAGCTCGCCTTTCGACGGGCGGCAAAGCTGGAGTCGGAGGGGATGCGCGCCGAGCTGGGCTTCGTGCCCGGAGACGACGACTGATGTGGGCCTTCTCCTCCGTGCTGGCCCTGTGGCTCGTCTACTACTACCGGAAGCGCTGACACCGTGGCCCTCGTCTCCTCGCTCATCGACGCCGCGTACAACCGCAGCCTGAAGGCCCGCCCCGCGCAATTCAACGAGGACGTGGAGCTGCTTGCCATCGTGCGCCGCTCGCTGCTGGAATGCTTCCTGATCGCCGCCGAAGAACGGCCCTCGTTCTTCGGCAAGAGCGGCACGGTGAGCTTTTCCGGGGGCGCGTGGGCCAAGCCGTCCGACGCCATCGCCGTCTACCGCATCCAGAACGCCACCGGGGACCGGGTCATCGAAGTGCCCCTGCACGACAAGACCGCCGACCTGTCACAGCCGGCGGTCTACACCATGGGCGGGAGCTTCTACAGCGCGGGCAACCCGCTTGACCCCACCTCCGGCAACCTGACGCTGTACTACGCGCGTACGCCGCGGGCGCTGACCGCCACGACCGGCGATCCGGCCGGCACCACGGATCCGGCGCTCACATCGGATTGGGACGAGATTCACATCCTCGCCCTGTACATCCACATGATCGGCAAGGACGCCGCGAACCACCCGCCCGGTGAGGTGGAGCGCCAGACGGCGGAGCGGGCCACGTGGATGGAGAATTTCCGCACCTACGTACGCGCCAGCAGCACGTCCACCGTAGCGAGGATGGGGAATTAGCCGTGAGCTACACCGTGGAGGACGTCGCCGTTCTGGCACTGGCGCGGGCCCGCCAGTACACGAGCGAGGTTAACGAGAACCGCGCCCTGATTTACGCACGGATCGGGGTGCGGCAGCAGGAGTTGTTCGCGCTGGCGGGGAAGATCAACCCGGACTACTTCGGCGTCTGCGCCCATGCGCCGGTGAGCACGGGGCAGGTGAACCTGAACACCATCGCGGACCCCGTCCCCACGCCGGACCTGATCCAGCGCATCGAGATTTACGACGCGGGGAGCAGCGGCTACGCGGTGGGGGACGAGGTGTTCCCGGTCACGCTCCACGACAAGGGGTCCGCCTTCCCGCCGCGGGTGATCGTGCGTGACCGGGTGATGTACGGGGTGGCGGACGATCTGGATGGGGTGGACGAGGTGCGCATCTACTATTCGCGCCTCCCTGCGTCCATCGGCCCCACCGACAAGGCCGTAACCGTGGAGCTGCCGGAGCCGCACCAAATGCTACTGGTCGTGGACGCGGAGCGGGACATCTACCGGCGCTCCGTCACCGATCCGGAGCCGCACATGGCCCGCGCCACGGCCGACGAAGTGCCGTTGCTGGAGGCGTTCCGCGCGCACGTTTCGTCCTACGCCGGCACCCTCCAGACCCGCTTCGGCACGCAGACTACCGCTGCGGCGCCGTAAGCCATGCCAGTCACCGGAACCTCGCTCGCGGTCAACTTCTCCGGCTACCCGAACGGTGCGCCGGCAGGGTGGACGAGCGTCATCAACTCCGGCACCACCGCCGGGCTGCTGGGCACGCTCACCGTAAGCTCCGGCGAGGGGCAGTTCACGGGGCTGGGCGTCAACGATCAGGGTGCAGCCACGCTGAACGACTCTGCGGGCGCCACCCTGTCCCGCGTGCTCGTCTCCTTCCGCTTCAGCATGCTTCGCCCCGGCTTCACCGAGCGGGGAGCGGGCACCTGCATGATGTTCAGCGGCAACCCGGCGGCCGCCAACGGCTTCGCCGGCTACCGCGCCACCACGAACATCGCCGTCAATACCGGCTCCGTCACCGTCTCCTATCAGGCGTATCAGGCCAACGGCACCGTGCGCCTGAACGACTCCGCCTCGCTGGGCACGTTCACCGGCCTCACCGCGTCCACGGTGATGTGGATGGAGACGCAGGTTCTCAAAGACCCTTCCGATCTCCAGAACCGCAATCGCTTTCGCGCCCGCATGTGGAAGGACGGGGACGCGGTGCCGGCGTGGGCGGTGGACGTGCTGGTGGACGTAAACATGCTTGGGGTGACGGGGCCGAGCGGGGTGGCCAGCCGGAGCACGGTAGCACGCTACAAGACCGTCACCATCGACGGCAACTGGCCGGTCTACCCCACGCCCCCCAACATCACCGCCCCCGTGGGTCCGGAGGTGTCGCGTGGGACACAGACGCTCACGTGGACGGCGGGCGCTGATGCGGACGCGGAGATCGGGGACGTGCTCACCTACGCGGGCCAGCAGCGCATCAACGGGGGAGCGTGGACGGCGCTGTTCCCGGCGCAAGCAGGGCTCACGTACGCGTGGGATCTGTCTTCGGCAGGCGGCGGCACTGCGCAGGCCCGCGTGCGCACCATCGACGCGGACGGACTTGTATCCGATTGGGACGAGGGACCGACGTTGACGGTGGATGCGTGGGCGACTTGCGGCGATCCACCGTCAACAGCATGGAGCGGCTGCGGGACTGCGCCAGCGACCGTCTGGACAAGCTGTTAGGTCGCTGGCGTGATGTTCACTTCGAAGCTCGCCCCGGCCGGGTAGTCTTCCGGATCGGAGCCAATGAGGCGGACGTGCACGGTGCCGTCGTCGGATTCAAGGTGGATCGTGCTGGAGGAGGAAGTGCCCGCTTCCATGTGCATCGTGCGCTGCGTGACGTGGCGTACTTGTACGGTAGGCATGGGCGGCGGTCCTTGGTGAAGGATGCAGGAGAACGGCGCTTCGGTATATTTGGACCGGAAGAGTGCGAAGTCAACCCTTACAGGGTTATCGACCAAAAACACACAAAGTCGCATCCTCTTGCTGTACCTCACTCCAGACAACCACACCTGTGACCCATACCGATGAGCCCAACCACACCGAGGACCGAGGGCCGCAGGCGCGTGCCGGAGGCCATGTTACCTCCGGAGGAGCGTACGCTACTCGCCGCCGAGCGTGCCGCCCGCTGGGGAAAGGTCGTGATCGGCGCGGCGTCCAGCATCGGCCTGACGATGATTTTCATCGTCTCCACCGGCGCCACGCTCCGCGACTTTCCCCGCCAGCAGCGCGCGCTACAGGCCCGGCAGGATACGCTGGCGGTGCAGCAGCGCCAGCTTCGGGCCGCCTTCGCCGCTCATCTGGACGAGGAAAAGCAGGAGGACCGCGCACAGACCTGCGCCCTGAAGCGGATGGCGGAGGAGCGCGACCCGTCCGCCTGCTTCGAGTTCCTGCCCAATCCCACCTACTACGACCCGCCGGGAGTGAGGGCGAGGCCATGAAGCACCTGCGTCGCCTGTCCCGCGTCCTCGTCGCTGTGCTGCTGCGACGGAAGCCCTGCCGGGCGCAGGAATGGCCCGACGAACACGCGTTCATCGGATGAGCCGCGGCAAAAGCCGTACGGCGCTGCCGCGGCATCCCGTCACCGGGCTGGGCGATCCTGACCTGATCCTGCTGTACGAGAGCCTGTACTACCACGGCGGGCTCTCGGCGGACCCGGCGGAGCCCCGTGAAGGCGAACTATGGCTGCGCACCGATCTGGACCCGGTGGAGCTGCGGGGGTGGGTGGGTGGCGTCGCCGTAACGCTGCCGGCCGGGAGTGGGACGGCAGGGCCGGTAGCGTGGAGCGACATCACGGGGACGCCTACGACGCTGGCCGGGTACGGCATCACCGACGACGTAATCCTGGAAGGGGATACCCGGCTCACCGACGCGCGCACCCCGACGCTTCACGCCAGCACGCACGAATCCGGGGGCAGCGATCCGCTGGACATGGACAGCATCGCCGGCATGCTGGACGCGTCCAAGCTCTACGGCACCGCCACACTCGCCGGGCTCGCGGTCACGGATTCGGAAGCGTCCTTCAACGCGGGGGCGCTGGTTGCCGGGCTGCGGTCGTTCGGGTCAATGGAGTTCGTGGGCCTGTCCTTCGGGGAGGCGCCATTAGGCAACATCCCGTCATTTTCGGGGCTGAATGTCAATTTTGACGCCGACGAGCTGGACGGGCAGCATGGGTCGTACTACTTGGACCGCGCCAACCACACCGGCACGACGCCCCTGTCTACCTTGGAATTCGGCAGCAACAACGATGTGCTGCGCACCGTGGGGGGTGCACCGTCGTGGGGATTGATCGCGAATGCCAACGTGGATGCAGCGGCGGCAATCGCGTGGACCAAAATCAGCAAGACGGGAAGCAGTCTCGCGGACCTGACCACGCGCAGCGCTGGCGATCTGACGAGCGGCAACCTCGCCTACGCGCGCCTGCCCGGTACCACCGCGGGGGCGTGGAACAGTTCCGGGGTGAGCCTCGGCGGCTCCTCGCAGAACCTCGGCGGCAGCGTGCGTGCGCTCACCATCTACCGCAACAGCTCCAGCATCCCGACCCTCCAGCTTGCCTACGATTCGGACGCCATCCCCTCGGACACGCAGGTGGGGACGGTGTCGCAGTGGGCCGGCTCTGCCACCCCACGTGAGATTGCCCGTATCGGCTTCATCAACGTAGATAGCGGCGAAGACGACGGCCACATGACGTTCTGGACGATGCTGGCCGGGACGCTGTCCGAGCAGATGCGCATCACCAACCAGGGGAACCTGTCGTTGTTCGGCACCGGCTCTTACGGGGGCGGGGTCAAGGTGGCGTTTTTGGGCAACGCGGGCACCGTGCCCACCACCAATCCGGCTTCCGGTGGCGTGCTCTACGCGCAGGGGGGCGCGGGGAAGTGGAGGGGTCCGAGCGGCACCGTAACGACCTTCGGTACCGCCGAGCCGCACTGTCCCGTATGCGACACGGACTATATGTTGGAGTGGGAGAATGCCGCCTACGGCTATCTGGCGTTCTGCATCCACTGCCTCGCCAACGAGCTGGGGCCACGTCCGTACATCCTTACCACCAAAACAGCATGAGCCAGCGGTCCTTCTCCCCCGGCGGTTTTGCGTCTGGCGTCGTCATCACGTCCAGCAACGCCAAGACGTGGATCTGCGACGTGGACGTTCCCATCGGCTCGCACGCCACCCTGACGCTGATCGTGGACGGCAGGATCATGTCCAGCGGCGCCGGGGCGGGCATCCAGCGCATGGCGTCGGTATACAACCCCACCGGCACCCCCGTGGTGGACGCAGTAATTACGTTGCTGGGCGGAGTGCTGGCGCCGCTGCTGTCGCCCCTGCTCGGCGCCGTCGCCACGCTGGAGCCGAACGGCGCCGGCAAGGTGGGGCTCTACATCCAGGCCGGCACCACGCAGCAGGTGGAGTGGGCCGGCATGGTCTTCGGCGTCATCAACTGAGCCATGAGCGACGAACTTCCCTGTCTCACCCCGGAGCAGATCGCGCTACTCGCTCCCTTCGTGCGCGAGTACGAACGGGCGTGCGAAAACCTGCGTGTCGTGCAGGCCCGCATGCAGGCTGAGGTCGCCCACGCCACGGAGGTACGCGACCTGTGTGGCCAGCGCATGCTGCGGGCGGGCGCGCTGGCGTTGGGGGGGCGTAGGGATCTGCAAATCGACTTTGACACGTTCGCAGTGCGTCAGGAAGGGGAGGCGTTCCCGGAATGAGTCGCCGAGAGCGAACCCCACTGCGCTGCCATGGCATCAGCGATCCCGCAAAAGAAACGCGAACGCTCCTTCTGGCGGTCCGGCCCCGGCGGCATTCGATGCACGCGTGGTGTGCGGCCCTCGACCACGTCAGTCGGCACCAGTGGTGGGAGGTTCTTCAACCACAGGCACACACGCTTGACTTCCCCGTGGCCGAAGTGCCACGGCTGAAAGGTCTGGTCATGGCCTCTGCCGATAAGCGCGCGCCCGTGGCCGTGCATAACCGGGTTTTCCAGAGCGATGCGTGGAATGGGGGCGTCCCACAGCAGACGGAAGAACGCCGCCGCAGTCTTCATATCCGCCCAGCGGTTCGGGTATCGCGGGTGCCGGCGGCGCCTAGCCACTGGCAACGCCGTGTCGTTCGGATGAAAGAGCCACTTCGAGGCGGCGTTCGTGAGGAAAGTGCAGGGCGGGTGCCCCACCAACAGATCCCACGGATCGTCCAGCACGTCGCGTACATCGCCTTGGTAATGTGGCCCTTCCGTTTCAGAGGGCAGGAGATCGCACGACATCGCGTAGTGGCCGGCACGGGTGAACGCATCGCGTACCGTGCCCGAAAATTCGCACGCAACAAGAACTCGCATGGCATTTCCTTTTTATGGCAGAGACGAATTTGTTTCCTCCATGAAGAAAGTAAACCCATTATCTGCGCCAGTCAAGAGAGGCATTTCAGATGAGCCGCGCCGCGCTCCCCATCGTCTTCGGCGGCGGCGTAGACCGCCAGTCCGGTTCCAGCGCGGTTACGCCTGCGACCCTGGAGGTGGCGGACAACGTCGTCCTGCTCCGTGGGCGGGTGGCGCCGCGCAAGGGAATGGGCGAGTTGCGCAGCAATCTCGGCGGCTGCTCCTACGTGGCCGGAATGCATCCGGACCGCAGCACGCTCCGCAGCGTCTTCGTGGCGGCCTTCGGGGCGCCGGGGCAGGACGATCACCGGCTGGAGGTGTGGGCCGGTACGGGCAGTGGTCGCGACGCGGCGCTGCTCGCGACGTGGGTCAATCCCTGCGAGTCGGTGGAGAAGGCCCGCGTCATCGCCACGCAGAGCGGCCCCTACGTCATCCTTGCCCATGATGAGCCCAGCGTGGACCGCCGTGCGCCCACGGTCGTCGTGGATCTGGACGCGGGCACCGTCGTGCCCCTCAGCGCGGCGTGGGCGGGGGAAACGGGCAACTACCTGCGCTTCCGCGGGGTGTGCGCGTGGCTGGACTACCTCGTCGGTTGGGGTTTCGGCACCAATCTGGTGGACGATCCCCACATGATCCGCATCTCCGACATCGCGGACCCGCTCACTTTCCAAGAAGACGCATGGCTGAAGGCGGGGCAGGCAGGGGATGCGGTGCTCGCCTGCCTGCCGTCGCAGGTGGGGCTGGGCGGGGCGCTGCTGGCACGCAAGCAGACGGAGACGTTCGTCGTCACCGGCGACAACTTTGACAACTTCGGCGGTCCATCGCAGGTGGAGGCGCTGCACGGGCTGGCCGCGCCGCGATTGGTGGTGACGGACGGGGCGACGGACTGGTTCTGGTCGTTGGAGGGACCGCGTGAGAGCCGGGGCGGGGTGTCGCAGAACATCGCGTGGCCGCTGGGGCTGTACCCGTGGCCCACGCCCTTCGACATCGCCGCCGCGGGGCTACTGGACGACGGATTTGCCGTGTACCAGCCCCGCGAGCGCGTGGTGCACTTCGTATTCGGCGCCAACGCCTACTCCTACACGCTGGAGTACCAGCAGTGGAGCTACGCCCGCCTCGCCACGCCGGTGCACTGCGGCACCATTCTCTACGCCCGCAGCGGGTACGAGGGGGCCAGCCGCGGGTACCCGGACTTCGTGAGTGCCACGGCGGCGGACACCGACTCCTACACCATCGTGTGGGACGACGTGAGCCCGGAGGGCGACGAGACGGTGGAAGTGTGGCTGCGGCGGACCGGGGATGCATGGGGCACCTCTCCCACTGCCACCGCGTCGATCTCGCTCGCGCCGCAGGTCACGGTGGACGGGCTGTATGCGGGCAACTATGAGCTGGCGATCCGCTATAAGCGCGACGGCCTGTACTCCGCCGCCGGAACCGTAACGGGACAGCCCACGTACGACTACACCGGCGCACCGAACACGTGGCCGGCGGTGTCACGCAGTACTTTCACCGTGGCGACCCCTGCCCCCAGCATCACTTCGCTGGTCTGGAGCCGCCAGAGCGCCAGCGTGGAACGTGTGGCGGTGACGTACGCGGGCACCTTCGTCGTTCAGATCCTCCGCAACACGGTCAACGACGCGGGCACCGCTACACTTATCCACACCGCGTCCGGTTCCAGTGGCACGTACAACGACGACGCACCGGGCACGGGTGAGACGACCGTCTACTATTTCGTGCGCCATCGCTACCCCGACCTGACGACCGGGCCGGCATCGTCCGGATCCGCGCGCTGGATCGGCCCCAGCGCGCCGACCGGGCTGGAGCAGATCATCGCCAGCCCCACGGAGCCGGCGGATTACTACATCTACACAGTGCAGTGGGACGCGCCGGCCGCGGGGGCGACCACGACGGTGGAGGACCAGTACCTATGCTCGTCCGTCTATGCCACACGCGGCACCACGGCGGCGGATGCCGTCACCGTCAGCCACACGGTGCAGAAGGACAGCGCCATGAGCGAGGACGGTTCTGAGATCGTGGCGGAGTTTGCCGTGCGGGCGCGCCACAATCAGACGGCGTTCACTGTCACGGACAACGGGGAGTGGGCGGTACTGTCCAACGTGGCAGTCCGTATCGAGCCGGACGAGACGGCGTTTGGGAGTTGCCCGTAAAAAACACCTACCCCTGCCGTGGATTCCACGGCAGGGGTAGGTGTGGTGATGTTGTTCAAGCGTCCAGTTCACCAAACCGCGCCACGCTCCATACGGCGTTTCTAGGTCGCCTTCGTGCATGCTGAAGCCCCACCCGGCAATCAAACTAACTTGTCCTACAGGAGAACGCAAGGGCCATGAAGCCACCCGTCAGATCCGACAAGAACCCGCCCCGTCGCCGCAGTCTGGCGGACGCCATCACGCAGGTGCTTTCCACCAACGAGCCGCGCCCGAAGGAGGTGCACCCGTCTTTGCTGGGCGGGCGGGACAACCCGTTCCAGCTCGGCGCCATCAGCAGCGTCGGAGGGCCGCTTCCCCAGCCCATGGCGGAGCGCGTCTTCAACAACATCGACGCGCTGGACGGGGATTACTACGGCGGCAACCCGGCGAAGCGTGCTCTGAGGCAGGTCAGGGATAACATGGGCGCGTACCGGATGCAGGAAAGACCCGTGGACACGGCTAACCACGAGCCGCCCAACCAGGAATCCATTGACGGCTTCGCCCGCTACCTCGGCCTGCCGCAACCGAACCGCTCACTGGAGCCCAGCCCCTACAACCCCACCAACGCGCGCGAGAAGGGCGTGTACGTGCGCGCCCCGCGGGTGTGGGATGCGCTGCTCTCCGCACGCAGTATCCCCTTCTCTTCGCCTTTCGGGGAAAGCGGGCGCGGTGGGGACTACATCCGTCCTCGTCCCAGTATCACCGACCCGCGGCGCAGCGCGGTGCGCATGATGTTGGACGCGACCGAGGCGGGCCCGGCGCACATCTTGGGAGACGACATTTTCGAGGAAGACAATATGTCCGCGGCCCTCCTCGCCAACTTTACGCTGGACAAGGGCGAGGACGAGGAGGGGCCGTATATCTCCCTCTACGACCGCTACGATCTGGACCGCGTGCCGCTGGCGGACAAGGTCGTGGGGCAACCCTTCGAGATTTACGACCGCCTGTACTACGACCCGGAGACTTACGAGCCGCGCCGCGTTCCCAAGCCGATGGAAGCGCTCACCGCCCGGGGCCGGCCGTGAGCATCCCCGGACTTTTTTTCGGGCAGGCGGAAGACGATGGCGTGCTGGCCTGCGGGGAAGGCTACACGGATGCGGGCGAGGAGTACACGGCCCACATTCGCTCCAACCCCGTCGTGCCCGACGACACCGACGAGCGCATGTGGTTCGCGGTGTACCTCACGCTGGCGCACCGCATCGAGGCATCCGACCCCATGGACGCCGATGGCGTGGCCGTGACCGTCCGCGCCATCGTGGACGACGCAGAGGTGACGGAGAACGTGATTCAGCTTTCCCTGGAGCCGGTCACCGATCCGGACAACCCGCCGGCCCGCGTTCGCCGCGCGTACGAGGTGGCGTTGTCGGTTCCTCGCTACCGCGGGCTGGCGGAGGTGGGCAAGGACGTGCCCGCCGGGACCAACTTCCAGCTTGAACTGGAGTGGCCCGGCAGCGACGTGGCCGTGGACGCGGCGTGGGTGGAGGTGGAGGAGACGGGCGAGGTCAGGGTGCCGGCTTAAGAATTCATGCCCATGTACGCCCAACTGTTTTTCAGAATTCTTGGAAGATCGTCCATGAACTTGGCATCAAATGACATCATTACATCGTTGCGGATATCCCACCAGAAATCGGTGTCGAGAGGCCAACTTGTTGCGTCTTCTTCCACATGTGCGCGGAACCCAGTGAACTCCCGCGTCCTGGCCTTGCCGTACACCACATCGTGCATCATGCGTTCAAATTCTACAGGATCGTGCCGAGAGGTGAAGTCTCCGTAAGCAACCAACGTTTTTCCGTCGCGGCTCTGGATACCCTCCATCTTTACCTGCCTGAGTGCTTCCGCGCTTTCCTGAAGGCGCCGTAGTGATCTTGGCTTTGCTCCCCATTCAAATTCAGACGCTCCCATGTAATCGTCTTCTACGGCACGTGAATAAATGTCGGCGGCGGGATTGTATTTCTTCTGGATCGTGCCACGCTGAATATCGTAGGGTCGTTCAGTCATCGGGGTTCCCTTTTGCATATGTTAGATGTTGCCAATCAGAGCACCACGCCGAAAATCAGCACTGCTGCACTGAGCCGATTAGCCGCCGCACGCCAGCAGCGCTGGCAAAGTTCGTGGTCGCGCTTTGCCCGGCGGCGCTTGTCCTTGCTGGTGAAAAACAGCGCCTTGTGCTTGTTGCAGTTGGCGCACAGGTGGGGTTTCATGGCGGGCCCTGCGCTACGTCAGGGTTCATCGCCTCCAACTCCCGCCACGGCAACGCGAAGTGCTCCCCATCCGCCGTCACCACATCGTAGTGCGTGGCGTTCTGGCCGCAGACCGTCACCGTTCTGTGCGCCATCGGGCCGCCGTGGTACGGCACCCGCGCCACTACCGCGGCGCCGTCAGGAATCGACATCGTCCGCTTCCCGTGGAACACGGCGAATGATGGCAAGCGTGTCGCTCAACACTTCCGGACCCACCTCCTTCCGCCCTTCTTCAACGTCGGCAAGCACTAACAGCGCATCGCGGATGGAGCTGTTCGCTGAACGAATATCGTCCGCCTCCACGACCTGAACGTTGATGGGAGTGTTACGGTGCGTCGCGATGAAGCGCACGGTTAGCAGCGGCGGCGTTTCCTTCGCCATGTCCCAGCCCTCGCCTGCCGCCTCCTCGTCCGGCCGTGACAAGCCCAGTACGTACGCCGTCCAGCCGAAGTGGAAATCGTTGACCGGCGTGACGATGAAGTGTCGCTTCTGGTTCTCAGGCATGTTCGTCACCCGTGGTGTTCGCGACCGTACAGCCAAGAGCCCGCGTCGTCATCGTCGTCGCGTTCATCTTGGTCGTCGCTGTCCGTGATGGCATACTGCGAATCCCCGTAGCTCACCTCGACCCAATGAGCGAGATCGCCGTCTTCGTGTTCACGGAGCCATGCAGTAAATTCCTTGCGTCTCTCGTCCCCCTCGTCTGACGCAGACCAGTGCTCCTTGGAGCCATCGGGGGCAACGAAGAAGGACGCATAGCCGTTTACCGGTGAATGCACCACCTCCGACACCTGTGCATGTGCACCGAAAATCTCTCGCGCCTTCTGATGCATCGGGTCAATCGACTGGTACCTCACCGTTACGATGATGGCGTGGTGCTGAATGATTCCCATCGGCGTATTCTCCTTTCCCGTGTCGGCGTATTCATTCTCAAGCACAATCTAATTCGCACTCGTAGGTAGCGCAAGGGGGTTGTTATCGACCAAAAACACAGCGTGCGCCATCGTTGCCGAAGCATGTCGCCGGCAATCTCACCCATGAGGACGAAACGATGCCCTTCCCTCTCGCCGCAATCCCTGCTGCCATCTCCGTGGGCAGCGCTCTCTACGGCGCTCTCCGCGGCGGCAGCAGGCCGGGCGCGGACGAGCGCCGATACCGCAACATGTTCGACAGCACCGTGTACGGGCTGGGGCAGCGCGCCGATGGCATGAGCGATCGATTTGAACGCGATCTGGAGTCCTTCGACCCGGAGCCCTACTTCGCGCAGGCCACGGAAGCGAACCTGAACGCGTACGACGATGATTTCGCGCGCAGCTACGCCTCCGGGCTCGGGCGCATGGTGGGACAGGGGCGCACGCCGTCCTACAACGGCCTCGGACTCCGCGACGCGCAGCAGACGATCCGGCAGGGGCAGCAGGACCGCGCCCGCATCCGCCAGCAGGGAGCGGACAACCTCGCTGGAGCGCGGATGAACCTGTTGGGGATGCGCGGCGACTACGCGTCCGGGCTCAGCAACCGCTACCTGGACGCCATCACCGGGCGCGCCAACACGCTGGAGGCGCAGCGCCTTGAAGACAATGCCAGCCGTCGCCGGGCGTGGGGACAACTCGCGGGCGGGTTCGGCCAGATCGCCGGCAGCATGGCGGGAGGAGGAAAGGTCTGATGTACCGCGCGCCGATCAGCTCCGGCTGGGACGACTTCGCGGGCGCCTTCTCGTCCGGTCTGGCGCAGGGGTACGACCGCTACCGGCAGGGGCGGGCGCAGCGTGCGGCCATGCAGCAAGAGCAGCAGAAGAACGCTGCCCTGATGGCCCGGCAGGCGGAGCAGGACCGCATCGCCGCAGAAGACCGCAGGCGCAGGGTCGAGCTGGAGGACGACGAACTGGGCGTGATCCCGGAGGAATTGGGATACGAGAACGTGCCCACGATCAGCCAGCGCCCCACCGGACCGCTGGCGGCTATCACCGGCGGCGTCATGCCTGCGCCGGCTGGGCCGATGAGCACGGCGCCTGCGGGCACCGCTGGTACGCTGCTGGGGGGCGCGCGTGGCGCCATCGAAAACACGCGCCCCTATATGGAGCAGCACCTTCGTCCCGGCCTTCGACGCGTTGGGAACCTGCTAGTGGACCCCACGCAGAGCCGCGCCTTCCGCAACGCGCAGATGGTGGAGGACGCACGGCGGCAGCGCGAGCTGGCGGAGGAGCGGGACCGCTTCCAGCAGGGCTACCGGGCGGCCATCGCTGCCGGCCACGACGAGGCCGCGGCGACCCGCTTCGGCACGCAGGCGGCGCTGGGGCTCAACATCCCACCCTCGCCGCGGCAGGCAGCCGTAGAACAGCGGGCCAAGCTGGAGATCGAGGACGAGTTCTCCCGCCGGGAGGAAGGTCGCAGAGAGGCACGGGACGCCCGCGAACGCGCGGAGAGGCGTAAAGAGGAAGGCGCAGGTGGTGGACTCACGGTAAACCGCGCCCGCGACACCGCCGAAGGGATCGCGGCGTCCTTCGCCTATGAAATCCTCAACTGGCCGGGCGACCACGGCGGCGTTGCTCCCACGATGTCCAACGGGCAGCCCACGCGTCCACTGGAATACGTGCGTGGCAGACTGCGGGAGTGGGCGCGTACGGAAGGTATCCGCCTCACCGAAGGCGAAATCCGCTCCATCGCGCAGCAGCAGTTGAACGATTTGCAGAAGCAGTACATCGACAGCGGAGTGCTGCGCCCGGATGGGTCGTACAGGCCTGCTGCGCGCACCGGCGCCGGAACGCCGCAGCGGCAGAACCGTACGCAGCGCAACACGACCCCACAGGTGAATGGCGCCACGGCCGGGCAAATCCCCGTGGGAGACGGGCCGCTCCCGCGCCGGGACGCACAGCAGGCCCGCACCTACATCATACAGTCCGGCATGAACATGGAGCAGTCCGTGGCCCGCCTGCGGCAGTTGGGACGCTCCGACGCGGAAATCATGCAGATCCTTCCCGAAGCGAATCTGGCGCAATTCCCACGGTGATTGAATGTCGAAGCGTGAGGACGAGGTAACTGGCTGGCTGGACTCGCTGCGGGCCGACGCCGAACGGGCCAGCGCCAACCAGCCGCAACCTGACACCGCCATTGCACCGCCCCGCAGGCGCAGGCGGCGGCGCAGCGCTCGGCAGTGGCTACAGGATACGTTCTCCCCTGAACCGGCACCGGACCTGCCCGCTGGTACGGATGTAGGCTCCAGCGCGCTCGTGCGTCAGGGCACCGTCCTCCGTGGTGCGGGCGTGCAGTCTCCTCCTGCCAACTTCCCGCGCCGCTACTTCGACCCCTACGCGGCGCTACGGGACGCGTCGGAATCGGTTCGGCCCCTGGCTGCCGATGCCACCAGTACGCCACAGAGCCGTCGTCCAGCCCGCGTTCCGGGCCGTCCCGACCCCGCGACAACGGGTACCATCGGCCCCGATACCCGCAGCCGTACGCAGCGGGCGCTGGACGAAGAGCGTTCCCGTGAGCGGCGCCAGCTCCAGGAACGACCCGCGGCAATCCGGGCGCTGGACTACGCCGGAGCCGGTGGCGCGCAGACGCTCACGCTGGGGTATCGCGACGAATTGCTGGGGGCGCTGTCTCCGGTTTCCACGGCGGAGGATTTCCGTGAACGCGAAACGCTCCGCCGGGAGGCCGCAACAGGTGGGGATCGCGCCTCCGGCATCGCGGGGGCCATCCTCGGCGCTGCCGTGCCGATTGGCGCGCAGAACGCCCTGCTGGCCCGCGGCGCGCGACTCGCTCCGGAGGGCACGGCCACGCGTGCAGCGCTGGAGAGCTTTGGCACCACCGGCGCACGCACTCGGCTGGGGGACGTGGCCCGCGGCGTGGCGGAGGGCCTGCCGTATGATCTGGCGTACGATTACGAGGACGGGGAGAGCCGCGGCGCCAACCTCGCCATCGGTGCGCTGGCCGGTGGTGTCGCGGGTGGCCTGCTGCGCCCCGGCGGTGGCCGTGCGGTTGCATCGGAAGAGCCTTTCGTTCGTCCGTCATCGCGGCGTGTCCGGCGGGGAGAGGGCATGGCGGATCTCGCGGCGGATCGAATGGACGAGATCGTGCGCCCGCGCCCCGGCCGGGAGAGCGGGTTCCTTGCGGCTGACCTGAACATCGACAGGACGCAGGAAGGCGCTGAGGTGGTGCCCACGTGGCTGCGTCAATTGGAAGCGGACGCAGCGAGGCGACGTGCGCCGGAGGCGTCCGCTGGTGTAACGGCTCCTGCTGCGAGGGGCGGGGGTGATGAGGTTGATCTTGACGCGTGGGCGCGCGCGCTCCCGGAAGGCACTCCCGTTCCTGGCGTGGCCCCAGCCGCGCGGAACGAATTGCCCGCCACAGCCGCAACGTCACCCGTGCCCGACGTGGCGCCTGCGCCTGCCGGGCAGATCGACCAAGCAGCGGAGGACGCATACCGTGCCCGACGCGCCGACATCAACGGTCAGGTGCGTGCCGGAACGCTATCCCGTGAGGATGCCGACAAGCGGCTGAAGGCACTGGGCATGCGCCGCGCCGCCGAACGTCGCCGCGAGACGGGACAACTCACCGACCGGGAGCGCGCGGCCGAGGCCCGCCGCGAGGCCAGCAACTACACCGGCAAGCGGGTGGTCGTTCAGACGGAGGACGGACCTGTGAACGGCGCGGTGATTGGCAACACTTTCGGCCGCGTGCGCGTACAGATGGAAGACGGCTCTGTCATCTCCGCGATGCCGGACGCCGTGTCCCCAGCCAACGCTGGCGCCGCCACGCCCGACCTGCTGAACCTCGTCGCCCGCACCGGAACGGGGGCGGTTGTCGGCGGCGCGGCAGGCGGGGCGCTAGATTCGGAGAATCCCACCCGTGGCGCCGCGGTGGGAGCACTGGCCGGGGCTGGACTCGGCGCCGCGTCCATGCGCGGCGCCATCAACGCGGACGCGAATTTTGCCGCGCGCAGACGTGCCGGGCTGGAGCTGGCGGGAGACCTGCGAAACCGTCCACGCACCGAAGCCGGTTTCGTCCGCACGAACACGGATGAGATGGCGACGGCGACCCCGGCGACCACGCAGCGCAATCGTACCGGGTTCCCGCTGGCGCTGGGGCCGGATCGTCAGGTGGACCCACTGCGTCTGCCGGACACCGAGGCGCTGATGGACGCTGGCCGTGCCGCCGTGCGCCCGCTTCAGAACCAGTACGGCGCAGTGGGAGATTTGTCGCGGCTGAAGGGGCAGGCCCCCCCCGTGCCCATCTGGACGGGAAAGCGTCGAGGCTCCGACCCGACCGAGAATCCGGGCGTTTACTATCACGTAGCCCCGGAGGGGTACCGAGCTGGTGACCCTCTGAAGTCGTTCTTCAGGTTGCGCGAACAGGGGGTTGAGCCCGAATGGAAGTGGGATTTCGACTTCGCGGATGGAGGGTATGAGGACGGAACCCGCATCGCACTACACGACAATCTCCCAGAGGCCGCCGACTTCCAGAAGGAGTACGGCGGACAACTGCTGCGCGTGGAGATTCCCGAAAACAGCGGGCTTTTCGGCGGAGTGAATGCAGAGGGATATCCGTACGTCGAAGGGGAAATCCCTGCGGAGTTTATTCACCCGGCGTCCACCGCCTCGACCGGCGCCGCGGGTGATTTTGAAACGTCGCGCAACGCCTCCGCGCCCAGTCAGGGCGAGCCACAAACGCGTACGCCTCAGTTCAACCGATGGTTCGGCAACAGCAAGATTGTGGACGATAGCGGAGAACCGTTGGTGGTTTATAAGGGGATGTGGCCGCCGGATCAGCGTCAAGAGCCCATGTCTTCTATCAATCGCCGCGAATTCGGGGGGTTCCCTGCATACAATGGGGATGAGCCCGACGTAGATATCGCCGGCTTCTTTTCCTCCTCGAAGGATGTAGCCAACCAATTTGCGCAGGGTGTGAATTCAAGGGGAGGACATGGCCCTTCAGTGTATCCTGTGTACCTGTCCATCCAAAAGCCGTACGTCATCGATGCCAAGGGCAATTACGCGGGCGAATACCAATTTGGGCCAGAGGGCAAACCTTTCCGGGATGCCATTAGGAGCGGGAACTACGATGGTGTAGTTATCCGCAACACCGGTGATGAAGGAGATGTTTATATCCCCCTCCATCCGGAACAGATCAAATCTGCTATTGGCAACAGTGGGAATTTCGATCCCCGCAATCCCGATATCGCAGGCGCCGCCGACCCTCGCCTGCTCGGCGCTGTAGCTCGCACCGGAGCCGGGGCGCTGGCAGGGGCGGCCATCGACCGCGAAGACCCCCTGCGTGGCGCTGCAATCGGCGCTGGCGTGGGAGCGGCGGGGCCTGCGATTGCACGCAGCGTGGCACGGCACGCCGGCAACCGGATCGGTGCCGTGGGGGACATCTCCACCCTGCGCACCAGTGCTGGCGCCCCACGCTTTTACTCGCGGCTGGAGAACGCGGTGCGGAGCGGCCAGAACGCCGCGCCCGCCTCGCAGTGGCTCCGCTACCTGGATGGCCATCCGGCCGGCATCGCGAAGGGGGAGCGCGAGTGGACCGGCGTAGACGCATGGCTCCGCGAGCGCGGCAACCAAAAGGTCACGCGCGCGGAGTTGGGGCAGTATCTTGCGCAGAACCGCGTACGGGTGGGCGAGGTAGGCTACGGCGCAACGCGAGGGAATAGGGCTCGCCTGAAAGAACTGCATGACTCCTATTCGGTAGCGGTGGAGGCGAGCAAGGGGATCGAGCAGCAGTTGCTTGCCGCATTGCGTGCTACCTCCATCGAGCCGTGGGCGGAAGCCAGCGCCATCAGCGAAATCCGGCAATGGGGTAGCGCTGCCATCGACGCCAGCGCGCACTTTCGCGACGTGCCTGTCCAGGAGCGCAGCGCGATATACCGATTGATGGATGAGTTCAAAGGCGCAGAGTCGGTAATCCAGCGGCACGACGAAGTTCTACGAGAAGCGCAGGAAGCTACCAAGGGCCGCTACGCGGGCTACCAAGTCGCCGGAGGTGAGCCGGGGACGTACCGCGAAGTGCTGCTGACGCTGGACAACGACCGCCTGCGCTCCGCCCCCGACGACTGGCGAATGGAGCAGGATGGTAGCCTGTGGTCCGTGCGTGACGCCAACGGTCGTCGCCTGAGTGCGAACCAGAATCGCGAGGCGGCACTACGGGAGGCACTGGACAAGTTCAACGCGGAGCGGGGCAACTCTATCTATCGCGGTCCGCATTGGGATGAGCCCAACACGATGGCCCACATCCGCTTGGACGATCGCACCCTGCCCGATGGTGAGCGTGTGCTTTTCATGCAGGAGGCACAGAGCGACTGGCATCAGACGGGGCGGGAGCATGGCTATACAAACCAACCCTACAAGGTTGAACAGAACGGGAGCCAATGGTCAGTATTGGCTCCAGACGGTAGTGAGATTTCCGCTTATTGGACTCGTGAGGCGGCGGAAAGCGCCGCCATTCGTGAAGTCGAGACGCGAGGTGTCCCCAACGCCCCGTTCAAGAACACGGACGAGTGGCTGGGCCTCACCCTGAAGCGCGCCGTAGATGAGGCGGTGGAAGGTGGCTACGACCGTGTAGCGTGGAGCACCGGCGACCAGATTTGGAAGGTGGTGTCCAACGACCCGAAGAATCTGGAGGGGATGCGTGAGTTCTACGACAAGATCATCCCTCGCTGGCTCGCCAAGTACGGGAAGAAGCTCGGCGTGGAGGTGGAACCCATCCGTCTGCCGGGGATGGAAAACGAGATGTACCGGACGGAGTGGGTGGGTCCGGAGTTGACCGATAACGTCATGCGCGATATGGCGGAGCGAGCGGAGCCCTACTATCGCGCGGACATCCTGCACGTGATGAACGCCACCGCCAACCCGCAACAGCGCGCGCACGCACTTGTGCACCTAATGGAAACGGGGTCTGACGGGTTTCGCACGGAGATGGAATACCTGCTGGGCTCTAACCCCGTGCAGCGCGTTCTGGACGAGGGGGCAGGCGGGACCAACCTGTCCATCCGCATCACGCCCGCGCTGCGGGAGACAGTGCAGCGTCAGGGGCAGGCGCTCTACAGCTTCCCCGGCCCCATCCTAGATGCGCTGAAGACGCAGGCCGGGCAGGCGGCGGCCGGCGCGGGGCTGGGGTTGGCGATGGAGCCGGACCATCCCCTCTACGGGGCGCTGGCGGGGTCCGCCGGTGCGCTGGGGGTGCGTGTAGGCTACCTGCGCACGTCCGGGCGCAAGATGCGCAACGCGATCCGCCGTGGCACGGCACGGGTGGCGCTGTCGCAGTTCACGGACGCCCAACTGGAGCAACTGGCCAAGCGCTACGAACGGCTGGTGCCCGACGTGGCCGCCACTATGCGTGGCGAGGTGGGAGAGCGTGCCGCCCGCCGCACCCTGACGCCGCAGCAGATCGCGGACCGGGACGTGGCGCTGCTGGCGGAGGGGCCGCTGAAGCCCGTACGCCAGCGCGTGACGCGTACGCTCACCGCGCCGGAGCAGTCGGCCATCACCGACGCCTACCGGTCCGGGAACGAGCACGTACGCCGTCGCATCATTGATGAACTGGAGGCCGCTGCCGACGACGCGAGCCCGGCGGTGGAGCGGGCGTACTCGCGGCTCATCGGCGGGCTGGAGCTGGAAGGCTTCGATCCGCTGCCGTCCCGCGCCAACCCGGTGCTGGACGCCGGCCGCTACGCCAACCTGTCTTCCTTCGGGCTGGACCCGACCGGCGAGCGTCGTTTGGCGGACCACGTGCGCCGCATCGCGGAGGCGGAGGGGCTGGACCCCAAGCAGCGCGTCACGTGGGAGGAGACGAAGCAAGTAGCGCGCGAGCTGGGGATGCAGCCCACGGACGTGTCCGCGCTCGCCAAGTCAACCCGTGGCCTGACGGCGGCGGAACTGCTGGCCGTGCGGAATCAGGTGCGCGAGAACGTGGAGGGGATCGAGCGATCCTCGCTACGGCTGGCGCAGATGGACGGGCTGGAGACGGCGGAGGCGTCGTTGGAGAGGCAGTTGCTCCGGCAGGGGATCGAACAGGCGGAGGCGCAGAACACGCTGCTGCTGTCCCGCTTCATCCGCGAGCGCTCCGACGCCGGCCGCAACCTCAACGCGCTGAAGATCCTCGCTAACCAGACCATGGACCCGGTGGTGTGGCGGGAACGCGCGGCAGCGGCCCTGAAGGCTCGCGGGCTGGAGTTCCAGGAAGCGGTCCACGGCGCCCGCATCCGTGAGATCATCGAATCCTGCGGATGAAATAGCGCAGGCCCTCGCATCCGGTGATCCGGAGGGGGCCTGCCGCCGTAGGGTTGCTAACCCTCTAGCCGTTCCTGTAACCCCTGCGAAGGGGTGGGGCGATCATTCGGAACGACTCCGACGCCAGCAAGATAACTTCTTCCTTAGCGTAACGCAATGGCGCAGGCAACGAACTGTCAGTTGGAGATGGCCAACTACGTCTCCGGGCTGGAGAGAAGCACCAACGTCCGCAAGATCACTACCCTGTGGAAGTCGATGCTCCTCGCCAACCCTGCGTCCCGGCTGGCGGACGTGGTGTCCAACTCCATCATGGCGGGAGCGGAAATCGCCAAGCACCCCATCGCCTCCGGCATCGACCGACTGGCGGCGCGGCGCACGGGCATCCGTACGCGGATGTTCGACGGCAGCGATCTCGGGCGCGCGTCGTGGGACGCGGTGCAGAAGACGCCGCGGGACGTGAAATTGGCGATGCAGGGGATCGACACGTTTCAGGGCAACCGCGCACTGGACATGTACCAAGGTGAGACACAGTACGAAACGCCCCTGCTCAACGCCATCACCAAGACGGTGTTCCGGCTCACGCAGGCCACGGATCGTCCCTTCAAGCGGCTGGCCTTCGAACGGTCCTTGCGCGAGCAGGCGCGACTGCTGGGCGTACGGGAGGGACTGTCCGGGGTGGAACTGGAAGATTTCATCGCCCGCACCCTGCCCCGGATGCCGGACGACGCCACCATGCGCGCCTATCACGACGCGGACGTGGCGACCTTCGCGGACAACACGCCCATGGCACGCCTGCTCACCGGCGCCAAGCGCGCCGTGAGCCAGAACAACCCGGTGGGTGAGCTGGCGGCGGACGTAGTGCTCCCCTTCACCCGCGTCCCGTCCAACGCCGCGCACCGGGTGGTGGAGTACAGTGGCGCCGGGGTGGCGATGGGGTACGCCAACCTGCGCCGCGCCTTCCGGGCGGCCACCAACGGAGACGTAAGCGAGGCCGCCGATCTCCAGCGCTACGCCGTGGACCAGATGGGCCGCGGCTCTGCTGGCGTCGGCGCGCTGATGGTGGGCTGGTGGTTGTCGGAGCGCGGGATGGTGTCGCTGGGCTATCCTGGCACCGATCAGGGCGAGGCGGGGAGGTGGGAGGCGACGGGGAAGCAAGACTACTCCGTCCGCATCGGGGACCGCTGGTGGAGCGTGAAGAAGATGGCGCCCTTCGGCCCACTGCTGGTGGTGGGCGCCTACGCCCAGCAAGCGGCGCAGGCCAAGGAGAACGCCCAGCGTGACGCTTACCTTGCCACGCGGGCGCAGGGCGGCACGGAACAGGAAGCACAGGAGGCGGCTGCCGCGGCACGCGGGGAGGGTGGGGAGAACATCGGCGGGCTCGCGAGCGGTCTTGTGGGCGGCATCTTCAACACGATGGCGGACCAGCCTGCGTTCACGGGGGCGCGGCAGATCGAGGAGCTGCGGCGCGACCCGGCCGGCGGTGGGGCCAAGTGGGTGGAGCGCATGGCCGCCAGCTTCATCCCCCCGGTAATCGCGCGCTGGGCCACGATGGTGGACCCGGTGGTGCGGGAGACGCGGGACGGCGACAGGCTGGGCTCTATCCTACAGGGCCGCGTGCCTGACGCGATCCAGGCGCGTATTCCCTATGCCTCACGTGGCCTACCCGTGCGGCGTGACGCGCTGGGCGACGAGGTGCCCAAGGAGGACAGCTTCGCCGGCAACTTCCTCGATCCGTGGAATTCCAAGCTGGACCGCAGCACGCAGGACGAGGTGCGCCGGGAGCTGGACCGACTGGAAGTGGGAATCACCCGCCTGCGTCCCAATCCCGGCGAGGACCGGGAGGAGTTCTATCGGCGCCGGGAGTCGTTCGGCACCATGCTGCGTGGCGTCCTCGCGGACGTGGTGACGAGCGACGAGTACCAGTCCATCGCAGAGGCGCGGCGCTGGCAGACGCGGAACATCCCCGGCTCTACTCCCCGCGACGTGGAGCGGATGATCCGCAACGAACAGCGCGCGTTCCTGGAGGAAGCCATCAGCGGCGTGCGCAGATACTTTTCCGCCCAGCGCAAGGCCGGCAACTTCAGCGGGGAATACGCGCTACCGACACCCGAAGAGGCGGAGCTTGCCACGGAACGCGCTCTGTCGCGCCCCGGTCCCTCCGGTGTGTTGCCGGACGCCGCAGAGCTTGCCAGCGAGATCGAGATGGAAGAGGCGGGCGCCCTCGCCGCGATTGACAACTAAAAGCCCCTCTTGCGGTTCATGGGGGAGATGGCTAATCGTACGCAACATCCGTGTGGGGGTGCTCGATGGTGAAACGTACAACAGGCTACGTGGGGATTCCCCACGTAGCCTGTTGTACGTTTCACCCCAAAGGACGTCTGTTCTGCTCCGGCTCGATTGGAGGCTTAGGTTATCTTCGGCGGCACGGCTCGTTCTTTGTCTACGGATGCCTATGGTAAAGCGACTCGCTAGAAAATTACGGATAGCTCGGTGCTTACGGCTCGCTCGTTCTCAGCGGGTGACTCCTTTCGCTCGGGCTCGCTGATACCATTCGGGTTGCTCCAGTATCTAGGCTCGCTCTGTAGCTTCGGGTGATTCTACTGTGGAGCGGCTCGTCCGTTCTAGCCCCCTCAGGTTGGTTCCGCCGGCCCCTTGGTGGTTGGCGAGGTGACCGTCATGGGCGAGCAGGTGGCGTTGCAGGTGTTCATGGGCACTGCATCGGTCCCATACCCGCAGGTCTGGTAGTGGCAGGTGTTGTATCCGTCGTCGGTGTAGTGGTTCGGGCACGTCATGCAGGTGTTCAGCCCCGACGCCGCGTGCACCGTCCCCAGCCCTTCCGGCGCCGCGCCAGCATCCATCGACTCCACCGCCAGCGCGTCCAGATGTAGCTTGTGTCTCCGCATATGATTCCCGTATACATGTGATTTCCCGTGGGTGCCTACAGCCCAGCCTCTTCTTTCTTGCGCTCGGCAATGATCCGAACCGCCTCGTTGCGGTAGCGCCGCGCGCGTCCCTGCTGCCTCTGCCGCTTGGACGCCTGACGCGCGGTGGGAGGGTCGATGCCGGCCAGTGCGCAGGCGGCACGGAAGACGGGGCTGGTCTGCGCGAATTCCTTGTTCGTCATCAATATCTTCGATTCTCCGTCATCGGAGGTTGGTCCCGCGGTGCCACCGCGTTGCCGGTTTACAACAGGTGCCACAACTCAACGCCCATCTGCTCCATGGTGCCGAACAGGACGGCGCGGGCGGTGTTGGTGTACGCGTAGTAGCGCGGATGCAGTTTCAGCAACACTATGTTGGTGCCCACGACCACGCCAACATCCTCCCACATAATCTTCAAGAAGTCCGGACGCCCCCTCAACGCGTCCACGACCCTCGCCTGAATCTCCCGCTCCAAATCCGCGTTCGCGTCGCTCATGATCCCGCCTCTCTGTCCTTGTGTGTGCACCCCACTAACTCGTGTGCAGTTGGGATCGCCTTGGCCCCCACCCGTTCGCGCGCCAACGCATACAAACGATCCGCGTCACCGCACCGGAAAGATTCCTGGAATGCGCCGGCAACGGCGTCGTCCACAACCACCACCGTGGCTACGTGTCGGATGCTGTCGGTGCTCTTCCACGTTTCGTACTCGTCAATCGACAACAGCAAATCTCCCAACCCTGATGTACAAATGTCCAAGAGGCGACGATCCAGCGCCTCCAGAAACTTCTCGTATTTTTCGTCATTCAACATAGTGTATGGCCCTGCTTTCTGAAATGTGATCGTGTCCCACCGCCCGGCTTCTTAAGGAAGATAATTCAACCATAGCAGAAGTCAAGGACTGCGTTTCACGTCTCCAGCAGTCCCACCTGATCTGGTATCCCGGCGACACGGAGGACTGGCGGCACCCCGTCCCACAGCACGTGCGTCTGGTACTCGAACGTGGCGTCCAGCGCCTCCTGCGCCGCCTGTATGATCTCGCACGCCTCGTCCTCCCGCAGCTCCCGCCCGAACATGCCGGACGCCAAAACGGCCACGGGAACGGCGCGCTGGTCCACCTCGACCTCAACCACCCCCGCGGCGTGCAAGCTGTCCTGCACGCGATCCACGAGCGGCGCATGGGCCTTACCGCGAGCACGGGCACGGCGGGCGGCGATGCTCCCCGCGCCCTCGTCCCGCAGGCGGTCGCGTTCGCCGGCCAGCAGCTTGTCCAGCATGCGACGGTCCGTGACGCGGTGACTGTTCTCCAGCGCACAATCCACGCAGCCGGCCGTGTACTCGGCGTGCGCGCATCCGCTGGCGGGACCACTGGCCCACGGACGGTTGAGCGCTTCCGTCAGGCTGCGGGCGAAGCGGGCGGGATCCAGTCCCTTGCTCACTGGCCTTCCTCGCTCTTTTCCTGTTCGATCTTGAGCAGGGCCAGCCACGACGCGATGGCGAGCGGTGCGTTACCGTGCTTGGGCCACGTCTCCGGATCATCGCCGTTCATCTCCGCCACCATCCGGCGCAGGGTGTCTATGTCCTCCAGCGCCCGTGCGAGGGGATGCTTGGGGCAGACACGGACATGCTGGTGCAGGATCTCTTGCATGGAAGGCTGTACCGAATCGGCAGGTCCGTAGCGATGCCCGCAGTACACGCAGTTGACGTACATGCCGGACTGAAGATCGCTTACCCACCTTCGCAGGCTCTCTATCTGCGCCCGAAGCGCCTCGTTTTCCTGACGCAGCGCGAATTCAAAATCCTCTGTCATTCCGGTCCTCCCACGTTTTTGAGTAGCCGCAGCGCCCATCCTACCTTGGCCGTGAACTGAGATTCGGTGTCGATGCCCTTCAGGTAGCGCCGCAGGAGGGGACTGAACTCCGCCGTACGCCCCCACAGCCCGCCGCGTGGATGATCCGCCGGGCGCGCGATGTGGCGGCGCAACGTGCGGATGCTGTCGGCAAGCTGCCAACGCGCGCGCAGAGATCCGCCGCGTATCCACTCCACCGGCTGCGTGACTTGCATGCGATACAGCAACACAGCGTTGCGGATAACACGATTCAGCATGCGCTGCATCCGTCCGTCCAGTTTTGGCGGCATCAGCAGCGCGCGCTTCATCCGGTACGCCTGCTCGCCGCGGGCCTTCAGCGCATAGTCCACCTCCGCCCAGCGCTCGTGCAGCTCCAGCCAGGAATGCCGCGGGATCATGGGGTAGCCTCGGGCACGTTCGGGCGAATCAGCACATGCCTGCCGGTGGATTTGCGGTCCTCTTTCGCCATCGATACCGCTGCGTCGATGGGTGTCGCATGCCCGACAATCTCTCCGGTGTCTTGGAAAACAAGCTCCCAACAATCTTGGATTCGATTCGTGGTCATGGCTGCACCACAGATGGGTGGATGGTGTAAACTGCGCCGCCCGCCGAGTAGCCCCACGCTGTCCGTTCTCCGCGGACCCGGATGCCCAGCTCACGCTTCGCGGCTTCCTCGCTGCCGAACGTGCCCCACACAACCGTGTCGTCCTCCCTACTGTAGCGCAGCACCATCCACACCTCCTGCGTCGGCCGCTCTCCCACTACGGCCTCTTGCATCTCTTCTTCGTTCATCGGATCGCCTCCAGATTCAGCCGCAATGTCTCATAACCCCCCAACACGTACCGCAGGCCGGCTTCCTCACACGCGCGCTGGAAATCCTTCTGTTCCTCGCTCTGGCGCCCGCCCTTGCCCTTGGCCTCCCAAAAGAGCAGGCCGTGCTTGGGATGGATCGCGGTCACATCGGGGAATCCGGGGTCTTGCGTCCCCCGCGCGTCACGCTGTCCCACACGCCAGACTCGCCATCCCTGCGCCTCAAACAGGGCGATCCCGGACCGCTGCTCGTCCGCTTCAGCCCGCTCCGGCGGCACCGAAGGCGGTCGTCCCGGCGCGGTGCGGTGCTTTGCGTTCTCGGCCCCCAGCATGGCGCTGATGCGGTCCTTCAGCGCGTCTCCGGCAAGGGGGCTGTCCATCAGGCGGCGCAGCTCGTCCGGCGACATCTCCTCTAGGCGCATCCAAACTTCTCCTTCAGGCGAGAGGCGAGTTCCTTGACAAGCAAGATGTCCGTACACCGCTCACAGATGTAATCGTATTCACAATCACATCCGCGCTCCAACTCAGTCACCGCTTCAATCAAAAGCTTTACATCTTCATCCTTCATCGTGGCCTCCACGTCGTTGCGTGCACCATGGCCGGCGTCTCCGACAGCCGCTTACGCCCCATCTCCCGCATCAGGTCCAATCGGTTGCGTTCCCGCTGCGTGGCGAGGAACGCATACCACCCCAGCGCGCCCCATAGGACCGTGACGGTGAGGGCGGCGGGTACGAGGAGGTGTTTCACGGCTCGGCGCTCCCCGTGGCGAGTGCGTACACCTTCTCCACCTCGTCCGGCAGCAGCAGTGCGTTGTCGTCGGACAGGCGGCGCGCCTTGCGGATGATGGCGGCGATGTCCATCAACCGCGCCTCGGCGGCCAGAAGCCGCGCTTCCGCGGAGGAGTTGTCCTTGAAGATTGGCTCCTCAATTACAGTGGGCGTGTCGGTCCACACCACATCGAAGGCTCCGCGGGGGCAATCCGCCTCCAGCGGCGCCGCGATGATGCTGTTGGGCATGTCGATCCACGCCATGCGGTCTGCCTCCGCCCAGCGCTTGTGCAGATCCAGCGGCGCCATCTCCGCCTCACCCGGCATGGCGTCCATCGGGCCGGGGTTCCCGTGTGTTGTCGTGATCGTCTTCATGTTTTGATCGTAATGGGGAGACATGGGCATAGGACACCTGCCGTTGCACTGAACCCACGAGTTCCCGTCCGTCATTCCGCACTTTGGACAAAACACCGGGTCCGTCCTGCCTGAGACACATAGACGGGTGAGAAGGGGACGGCTTGTTTCCATCGTCTTCATGGCAGGTATTAGTATGCGGAAAGTGCTTCGTCTCGACACTCGCGGCACAGCTCGCCGTCCGTCTCGTGGTCGCCAATTCCTATCCCACAGCCACAGTCCTCCACCAGCACGTCACCGCAGCCTGCGCACACGATACTATGCTTGTCCACCGGTTCCAGCGGCGGGTGTGCGTCCGATTCGCTGGGCTCGTCCTCGAAGTCGTACTCGTAGAGCATACCCATCCTTGGTTGCCGTCGTTGATAGCAGCCTTGACAACACCGTTGCCACAATAGTAAGTTGGCTTCGACCGACGCGCAAGGGTTGTGTCGGGCGTCACCAACAGCAGGAGGAATGCGATGCCGCACGAGGCGGCGGATGACGGACGAGAGGCGATGATCCAGCGGGCGGCGATGAACGAGCTGCTGCGAAACCGCTCGCCGGGGGAGCGCATCCGCTTCCTCCGCATCGAGCGGCGCATGTCGCAGACGGACCTTGCCGACGCGGTGAAGAACCTCGGCGCGTCCTGTAGCGGGAAATGGAAGATAAGCCGGTGGGAAGCGGGGATGCGTCCCCGTGAGCAGGCGAGAAAGGCGCTGGCACAGGTGCTCGGCGTGGAAGAAAGCGTACTTTTCAACCAGTAACAGAGGCAAGAGACGATGGCGATTCCGGTTCCCGAAGATGGCGGCTTCACCCGGCACCTGCCCCCGGCGGGGCGCAGCAACGCGGTGTGCGTGGACGTGCACTACCTCGGCTTGGTGACGCAGAAGAAGTTCCAGTCCACCGAAACTGAGGAGGTGCCGATGCTTCTCCTCAGTTTCGCCGTGGGTGATCGGCAGGGCAACGCGTACCACAATCCGGAGATGGGCTGGCCGCTTACCGTGTCCAACCGCTACCGCTTCTCCCTGGCGCCGCAGGCGAAGCTGCGCAAGGTGATCGAGCGCTGGTGCAACGGCGGACGCCCGCTCACGGAGGAGCAGACCGCGCAGTTGAAGAAGGACATCGAAAAGCCGCTGCTGGGACGCACGGCCGAGATTTCCATCAGCCACACGGAGGACGGCAGGTTCGCCAACATCGACAACGGCGGGCAATGGATCGAGGCGCTGCCGAACGGCTACACGCCGATGCAGATCCCCAGCAACTACGTGCGGATCAAGGATCGCTCTCCGCGGGACGAGCAGGGCTCGTCCCAGCCCAGCGCCAGCCGTTCGGATGCTGCCTCGCCCGCACGACAAGCGGCGTCAGATCCGTTCGGTGGTGGCGACGATCCCTTCGGCGGTCCGATGTCACCGCCCATCGGCGCCGGGCCGCGCGCGAACACGTACGACAACTATCAGGCGCCACCGATGAACGACGACGGATTGGATATTCCTTTTTAACTTCCCTTTTGGCGTTGTCCTCGCTAAGTTTGCCTCTGATAAGGGCGGGCCTTATCAGAGGCAAACTTAGCGAGGACGGACTTGGTGAACCAGAAACGATGCAGGGGAATCTGCGGTAGAATTCTGCCGTTATCTGAATTTTATCGTCATCCCAAGATGGCGGACGGTCACCTTAACCATTGTAAACGGTGCAAAACCAAATACGCCAAAGATCGCTATGCCGAAGGAATGCAGGATTCATCATGGGTTGACAAGGAAAGAAGGCGCGCGAGGAGCAAATACCACCGTCTTTACGCCTCTGGACGTAAGCGGGTATGGGTGGAACAACCGCCGCAAATCAAGCGGTCAGCTCGCGCCATGCTTCGTGTCGCGGTTTTGAGCGGGAGAATACAAAAACCAAGCAATTGCGAACAATGTGGTAAAGCTGCTGGAGGTAGAAATTTGCATGGACACCACGAAGATTACTATCGTCCGCTTGATGTGCGATGGCTTTGCGCGAAGTGTCACACACAGGAACACTTGTCTGCTCCTTAACACCCAACCCCATCTGACACATGATAGAACTCGCTAGGCACCTCGTTGGTGGCGAGCGCGTGCAGCGGCCCACCGATATTACCCGCACGGGACGTGTGATCGAATGCTGTCAGTTGTTCGCGACCGTGCGCTGGAGCGACGGCAGCACGGAGGATGTGGACACGTTGTTCCACGGCTTGGATATCGAACGCAGGGGCGGATCGTACGGCTATCGCTACATCTGCGCGCTCCCCGTCCCCACCAACTGAGCGCACCCATGAGTGAATTCGTGCTGGACCGTGCAGCGATAACCATCGCCGTGGACTGGTGGGTGAACGCCATCCGGGGTGGCGCCAAGCAGGACAACGGCGATGCCATGCAATCCATGCTTACGGCGTTCGTGGCCGCGGAGATTGGCCCCCCAACGGAGTACCAGATCGATGTGTTTCGCACGAAACTCAACACCTTCCTTGTCGGCCTGTTGCTGTCCCCATCCACGCCGCGCTTCCACGACAGGTTGTTGAGCGTCGATTACCAACCGGAAGGAACTCTGTTGGCGGCAGCCAACCACGCCAACCTTAGCGCGCTGCACTTTCCCGTGAAAACGGTGATGTGGTTGAAGAACGACTCGATTCGCGTGCGCCACGGATACGGCGCATCCATCCAAACGCTTTGGGGGAAGGAATTGGAACAAGAATGAGCATCCCGTTCCCAGCCTACAACGAACCCGTGGGCCCCGACCGCGGCAACCTGTACTACCGCCCCACCGAACTTTCGGAGGAGGTGGACGCGCTCACCGGGTACGACCGTGCGGCCATGTTCGAGGGCTTCGACGCCGCGGTCCGGCTCCGGGCGCAGGCCAAGCAGAAAATCGGTCAACTGCAATCCAGGATCGCCGGACTGGCGGCGCGCTTCGAGACGCACGGCACCATGCCGTCGCAGGCGGAGCACGAACGCACGCAGCTCCTTGCCGAGATCATGGAAGAGGTGCGGCAGCGCTACTACTCCAACCCGGACACCGAGAAGGTACCGCCGAAGCGCGCCGGGGAGGAACCAACCACCAAGATCATCCAGTTGACGCAGGGCGAGGTGGAGGCGCGCGCCAAGGCCGACCCGCGGTACAAGGTCCGGCTGGAGGGGGACGCGCGCCAGCGGGAGCAGCACGCGCTACTGAAGGCGGAGCTGTCGAAGGCGTGGGCGGAGTACGAGGAGTACAAGGAGTCCGGCGAGCTGATCCGCCTGCAACTGGAGGACCGGAAGTCTCTCATCTTCTACGCCTCCAACGATCCTCACCGCCGGCAGCCACACCAACCCTGAAGGAAGCGAACCATGGAATACCACAACCTCTTTGGCGAGAAGACCACCGAGCCCGGCGCCGAGAACACGCAGGAGAAGGCGTATTTTGCTGTTGGGCGCGCGCAACGCTCGCAGATCACGCTGGTCTGGATGGATGAGAACGGCGAGGTGCAGCGCTCCACGGTTACGGCGGAAGAAGTGCGCGGATGGCTCCGGCAAAAGCAGCCAAAGAAGCCCACAACGCAGATCTGGACGCAGGAAGGGAAGAACCCGCTCAGAGTGGAGTGGGCGGCCGGCGACGAGCGGCTGTCGTTCGTGCGCGGTGAGTACCACGACGCCAGAATGCGTAAATTTGCCGAGGAAGATGTGCGTAGCGGCCATTCCCCGGAATTCATGGGGAACCCGGTTTACATGGCCCGCTACAACGAGTTGAAACAGGGGCGCGGCGATGTCTGAACGAATCGAAATCCTCCTCGCCGTGAACGAGGAAGGCGACGGATGGGTGATGGGCTGGGACGGGGATCGCACGGAGCGCGGACCATACTCCATGTCGGCTGACGACGCATTTGGGGAGGATTTAATCCTTGGTGGCCGCGAGGCCAGCGGAGTCGGAATCCGCGATCATCCGAAGGAGCCGGGGGTACACGCTTTTGCTGGCACGATCTCGTGGAAGGACGACGAGACCGTTTTTCAGCTAACCGGAACGTGGCAAACGCTTTACGTTACACCCCCGCTGTTCGCGTGGCCCCGCCCGGCACCCGACAAAATGTAGCGCTTGTGCAACACCTGTAGGATGATGTAAGTTTCTCCTCGTTCGCCCCGCCCGACACCTTCCCTCGTCGGCGTAAACACAAAAAGACGACGCGCCCCCTGTGCCTGCGAAGCTAAGGAGCGCGTCGTCCAAGAGACGAAAGGTACACGACAAGATGCACCTGAACACCTCCCCTGCGCAAGCCCCGGGCCACGACGAGGCGCAAATCGTCCTCCGGCGGCAGCGGAATTCTCCCTACACGACCATCTGCACCGTCGCGGCGCTGGACGAAGCCCTGTCCATCGACGCCCGCGGCGCGTACTTCGTGCTGGCCTCCATGCCGGAGCGCTGGAAGTTCAACATGCCCGAGCTGGGGCGCGTCTGCCGCATGGGCCGCGACAAGCTCCGCAACGCGATGCGCGAGCTGCGCGAGGCCGGCTACGTCCGCATGCTCCGCCGTCGCGGGGATGCGGGCCGGATGGCCGGATGGACGCTCGTGCTGCTGGACGAGCCCGAGGCGGCCCCGCAGCAGGCCCCGGAACCGACCAACTGGAATTCAGGCGATGGGTCCGACGCCCTGAAAAACCGACCGACTGAGATTCAGGGCGTCGGCGCTAATAATGTGGTTAATTCTTCTAACAGCGCTATTACCAATGAGTTACCCATTCCCCATCG